TGTCTTCCATCGTGCACAACCTCGAACGCCCTCGACCCCACGCTCTCCCCTTCCCAAGGCTCCATTCTCCACTCTCTCCTGACGCATCCACACGATCTATGTTGTATACCTGTCCGCTTCGAGTTCGTCCACACTTCATCTCTTTCTTTCTTTCTCTTTCTCTTTTTAGCTTTCAATTTTTTCTGGCTGCCGCCGGCTGAGCTGCGCTACCCTCTGTCTTTTCTTTGAGGGGAGACCCCTCACCCCCTTTCTGCCTGCTGCTGCCGCTTCCTCATCCAGAATATTACAATATAGCATAAAAAACTACATCTATCCTTCGTTTCCATACTTACTGCACCATACACGCTCTGTCCCGGCGCGCGCATGCGGCTTCGACTGCCACTACGTCGTCTTCCGCCGTGGCTTCATCGGCCCCCATCAAGATGTCTTCGTCCGCGATGCGCTGTTAAGAAGATCAACGGCTGATGACACGGTGCCGAGTGCTATGAGTGCGTACTTACGCCTCCATGTCCACTGGTGAGTTCTACAAGCTCGACAATAAGTCCGGCGTGTTCCGCATGCTCATCGATTTAGCTTTCCCAATAAAATTGAAGAACTTGTGCTCAGATCGCCAACCACAACTAAGAGAAGACACAAACGATGACGTCTGCCCCGACAACGCATGTCCTTGTAATAGCCGGCTTGAGTACAGTCGGAAAGCGTGCTAATGGGGGCGCGAGCATCTTCAGGCTCAGGAAGCTCAGGCACTTCAAGGTGCCACTCGACATCAACATGCCGAAAATCCGCCAAATATTCGAAACTGGTGCCACCGACCATGGACTTAAGTGCACTCGGTTCATGGACAGCGCTCTGGAATCCCACCACAAGTACCACGAAGTCTCAGGGCAAGCGATGCGCGACGACACCGAGAGACTGAAGCGCGTTCTTCGCGATGAGGAGGTCGTAGCCGAGGTGCCTGGTAAGTACAACTTCTGGCGCTGGCCCATTAGTACGGTGCTCTGTGCTACTCTGATGGCGAGTAAGGTCTTGCGCCCCAAAGTGGCAACAAGCTGGAACGAGAGAAACATGGGCATCGGCAGCATGGGGGACATGCTGTATTACCAAGCGGATTTAGTCAGGGACTTCATCGAGAGGGGCTGCATGACTGTGAACGAGCGCCAAGAGAAGATAGACGAGAGACTTGGTGGGAAGGGGATGTCGCTCGCAGAATGTGACTCCGCCGACAAGAGGCGGTGGCGGCAGCGGCTCGAAGACCAAACATACTCGGACGAGCACGATATGGAGTCAGACGGAGTGCAGATCGTGTGGGCAATCTGTGCGAACAACGACGACGCAATTGCAGAGGCAGAGACTAGTGTGACGATCAAGGTCATCGAACTCGAGATCAGGCGCCTGAAGGAGCTGATGGCGGGGTGGATCAAGCACGAGAATGACCCTGTCGGCGCTAAGGAGGCTATCACGGAATGGCGGCGACGCTTGGTGAGGGCGGTGCGCGGTGAGGATTTACAGGAGGACAAGATCACCGCGGACTTTGAGAACCCTGTGCGCAGGGAGAGCATCAACGGTTATGCAGTCACTGTGCAGTCTGGTGAAGACGGGGTGCCCACCGCCGAGAGTTTGATGAGAGCATGGAAGGCCGACCCGGCGGCACAGGAGCACAAGTGGGCCGCGCAAGTGGCGACGGATAATCCGGCACTGACAGGCAGCGGGACGGCGGTGGAGTAAAAACAACGAGAAAAGGCGGGGGAAGGGGTGATGTGGCGCAAGGAGGGAGAGTGGCAGGAGGACGAAGTCAGTGCAAACAATTTGTATCATCCGGTAAAGTCTATCGAAAGGCAATACGAGCTCAGAAAGCCGTTCAGCTAGCTTTCGAAGAATGCTCGGTTTCTTTTCTTAGCCATTATTATAACCTATGGCTAAGAACAATCTCGTTTGGTTGGTCGTTTTGGCTGCTGTCCTTGCGCTTGTTTACTATCTGTACGAGGGTGGGAAGTTCAGTGAGGGCAACCAGTTCTTCCCTCCTCCCCAGTACCTCCACGGTTCCACGCCCCATCGCAGTGACACCGGTGTGTGAGCGCACACGCGAACCTAGCCCGGCACTTAGAGACGCACACGCGAACCTAGCCCTAGAGACGCACTCGTGCTTCTAGCTTCATATATTGCAATACTTATCGAATACTGCAATATACCATAATACCCCATATCGAGAAATGAGTGGGATATCGAGAAATGAGTGGGATATCAAGAAATGAGTGGGACATCAAGATATGAGTGAATACCCGTTTGACGTCAAACAGAAAATACCAAACACACACGCACAACTGGAACGAAATGATATAAAAAAAAAGACATATAATTATATTGATGGGTTGGCTGAGTGGTTAAAGCGATGGAATCCTCCAGGTCTCTGAAATATGAGCATGAGTTCGAATCTCATACCCATCACTTTTATTAGTTTGAGCTGGCGTACAGCAGCGTCGTACCGCTGACGGTGCGCGCACGTAAGAAACCACAAACGAAGTGGGCAGTTATATTTTCCGTTTGACGTCAAACAGAAAATAAATAGAAAATCTTGTCGTTGTTCTTGTCCTTCGTCTTGTCCGTGTCGCGCTTTTTTTCTTAGCTATTATTATAACCTATGGCTAAGAATGGTTTTGGTTTCGGAGCGTTCAATTGGCTTGTCGTTCTGGCTGCTGTCCTCGCGCTAATCTACTACCTGTACGAGGGTGGTAGGTTTAGTGAAGGTGCAAAGGCGTGGGGCGCAAGAACCGACCGGGAGCTGCACAAGCTCAAACGCCTGCGCTTTTCCAAGACGGGGAAAAACGACGGCCAGTGGTTTGGCACCAGTCAGGCGATGTGTGCTGATGGTAGACCCGTCCCCCGTTACCCTACTCGCTGCGATGCCTGCCGCAGCTGTGGACCCTGCCCTAGTTGGATGAACCCAACAATGTGCGACGTCCTTGGATGGGTAGCGGAGTTCCCACTCTAACGGCGCTTCTAAATGCCGGCTGTCCTGTCCAAGTATCGAAGGTGCCGGGGAGTTGGCATGGCACCACCGCCGCCACCACGGCGCGCACCGCTGAATACCCGAGAACTGACAGCCTACAAGCCTTTTTTCTTAGCCATTATCATAACCAATGGCTAAGAGAAGTTTTGGTTTAGGAGCGTTCAATTGGCTTGTCGTTTTGGCTGCTGTACTTGCGCTCGTCTATTACCTGTATGAGGGTGGTAAGTTTAGTGAAGGGGGGTGTCGTGTATGGAGTGCGGGGGCGGGGGGGGGGGAGGTTGGGACACAGTCGCACGACACGTGCATGTATGGGGTAAATGAGATTTCCGTGACCAACTGCTACACTAAGTGAACTTCATCGGTCGACTCTCGTTTCTCTCTGTCGCCATACACTGCCTCTCTGAGCCAATAATCGTCCATTGTTTAAGAGCACACGGTTCCTGAACAATGTTTTCAATTTTCAACCTTCAGTAGGATGAACGGTCACTAGTGCGCCGCCGGCAAAACAACAATACCTCCAAACCTAGCTTCATCCGCACGACACTTAACGCCGCGAATGTAGCATACGTGGTTGTCCCCCTGCACCTTTTCACCTCCGACCGTCGTTACCGATATGAAACCGCCACCCCCATCAATATTAAAAAAGTCGATCGGGTTGCCGTCTGCATCGACCGCGGGGCTCTCAGTCGCACACGTCGAGCATACATAGTTAGGGTAGCGCGGACTTGCATGCACCATCACGTTACAGGAAGGAACCCCACACTTCTGCTGAGGTGTGGGCGGGTCGTCAGCGACAATACCAGTCATATTACTCTGCCCACACGAGATATCTCTATGTCCTGCGCCGAAACACACAACACTCTTATGGCTTCCTATGGACGTAATTAATAACCGTACGCCCGACGCACTCTTGCGCAGGACCGTTGCAGTACCTCTTGAAGTCTTCACACCTCTCGCATCTCATATACATGTGAGTTTCTTGTGTCGCCGAGACGAAGCAACCGTTTATTGCCTCCATCGCCCACTCGAACACACTGTCATCGGGACGGGTCGGGCAGTCGGGCTGCTTCGATTTATACGTAATGGGGTAAAGTGAGAACCGGACAACGGACATCTAAAGGCGTTTGTTGCAAGAAGGAGCACCCAAGAAAACAAGATCAGTTTTCTAATCTATTAGCTGCCCTCGATAGTTCGAGAAGGGCAGCAAGACCGGCGTCCCCATCATGAGCATGCATAAAGAGTACATTGTTCACTTCTGCTGGTGTAACCTTCTCGTCTGCAAGTTCCCCAACGAGCTCGTCCGATAGCGTTTCCCGATCGTAGAAGCGTTGGTACATGTCCGCAATAGTACGGCACGTGGCATACCCCAATTCAATATCGGCGTCGACACGGCCAGGACGGATCAGTGCTGGGTCCAGTCTATGCTTCCGGTTGGTCGTAAAGAACCGCCGCTGGCCCGGGCACTCGATCAACCCGTCCAGCAAGTTAAGGATATGAGCCAACGTAAGAGGATCGGGGTTGGACGCTGCTATTAACGTGGCTGCAGATACTGCCTCAGCCTTCTGTACTTCTTTCTGCATATACCCCATTAGCGTCGCGTTTGACACCTCTGTCTTTTCTATCTCCTCAAACGTGGATGATCCACTCGATACATCACCTGTCTTAGTAGATATGTCACCCCTGATCGTGCACGATGGCTGGGCATCCACGTCTTCAAACAGATACACCCTAGAGGACATGGGTATAACATGACGGTTGATCTTTTCATTATGAAAAATCTTGCTCAGCGTTGTGCAGTCGTGAACGCGCGGAAGAGGAACCGAAACTACATGATCGAGTTGCCCACTGTCTCCGGGGGCCCTTCGCCAGCTACGGTGGTTCACAAGAGCTTTGATCGTACTTGTCTTGCCTGATCCGGGTGGACCACTCAAAAGAACGCCGAAATGCCACGGAATGCCTTTATCGTTGTACCACTTCTCGTTATCGAGAAAGTATTCGTATTGGGATATAAGCTTTTCCTTCCCAGGGAAGAAAACGGTGTCAAAGTGCTTATGAGACGCAAATCGCTTTTCTAAAAATACCGGACGGCCCTCATCGTCCAATGCCTCGAACTCAAAGTAGAGCTGTTTGTCCAAGCTCTCTAGCTCCTGTTTCTTGACGAAATCGCGGGTCACGTCATCGATAAAGGAAGCTATCTCATGGACGACAAGTGTCTTGGAGGACAGAGTAATCGTCGTTATAGTGACCGTCGATCCCAACTGCTTCTTCTTCTCGTCAGAGTCGGTATCGTTTGTCTCAATCTCATAAAGGACGCCTATCTCGTCGGTGAGTGGGACGACGGATAACTGATCTATAATTAGCGCGTGGGCTTCCCTATAGCACTCGACGCCCCTCTCCTTCACCCGGTTTTCCTTGAGAGAAACCACATCTTTTAACTCTGGTATTCTCCGCTGTACGTAGTCGCTCACGGCGAGAAACCGGTCACTGTAGCTCAGATTGCTCCCACCATATTTGCTACACCTGGAGTTGTGGCCAACCAAAACGACATTGGCCGCATCACTTCCAAACCAGCTCGTAATCGAGGACAACCACCGCACAAGCACCGCTTTTAACCCTTCCATCCGCTCAATCAACCCCAAGAACCAGGCATTGATAAGAACGAAAATCATCGTCGACACAAGTGTGTCCGTTATTGGCGACCCGGTGGTGGGAATCCACTTGGACATTGTTACTTTCAAGCTGTCCCTAATCGCGTGTTGGGCACTACTTTGCATCGTTCCGGCTAACTAGCTGCGTGTACATATCTTTATACGTTTTGGCAAAATTGATCATGAAGCGTTACCTACCGATGCTTGTAGAAAATAACAATGCCTGTCGTAAGGTTCGTGATGCTGTTATTCGCAATACTAACGGAATGGTTACTCCCGCTAGTAGTACTGACTGCACGATTGGTGTCATGCTCGTTCGCGTTCCACATCGTAGACTGTGACACTATCTATCCATGGCTAAACGCAACATTCCCACCTCTCATTTAGAGAGTGCGAACTGGCATGCGTTGCAGACTGCAGCATACTTCACGGTCTCTTCATCGTACTTACAACTAGTCCCGCGCCGATCGAAGAAGACATTATTGAACATACAAACGTTTATAAATGTCTTGCGCGACAGGATTTGCTTGCGGAGAGACTGCAAAGCCGCGTCAGACAAAGAGCCCCGGAACCCTTTTCTCCCGTGGACCCGCATGTATGTCATATCTGTGGTCATGGGTGGTAAGAATACACCGTTGGGCATCGAGCCCATCCAACGTGTGCCTTCCTGCTTGGAAATGACGGTCCCCACAATGCACCACTTGAGTTTACGAAAGAGAGCATACGTACTATCATCGATCCACGACTTGTCTCTAAACTCAAACGCAGGTGTGATGCTTGACGGCAGGTACTTCTTCAGAGCGACGATCCTCTCCACGTTCTCCGGCTTGTTATGGAAAGATGGAGGCATCTGGAACAAGACCGTGACCATGCGGGGGGCAAGGGCCTTCACCGAGTCCCAGAACTTGCCCCAGGCCTCCTCTACGTCCTTCAACCGTTTGATATGGGTGATATACTTTGAGACCTTGAAGACGAAGGAGACGCGATCAGGGAATGCCGAAAGGCGTTGGATTGTTTTCTCTGTGGGTAGCCGATAAAAGGAGGAGTTCATTTCTATGCAGTTCAGCATGCTCAGTTTCAGCCATTGCGCTTGGGACGTCATGAAACCGGACGTACCCACCTCCATCCGGTAGAGCCGCCGTTTCCTCGAGGCGCTTCGCAGTGTCATGTGGTGTGAACGTGGGGTGGAATGAGATGCTGACCTTTTGCGTGTCTGACTACTTGTCATCTATACAGGGTGTCTAGATAACAAATTGTTTGACAATCAATTTTGGTGTTCATGCGAAAACCATGGTGCCTATGCCTCCCAGTATGGTAAGTATGCCTAGCCACTGGCGCTTATCCAGCGACGCACCTTGAAACAAAAACTTTGAAGCGAATGATGTAATAACTACACTGACAAGCGTGATGGCCTTCGGATAGCCAGGGTTCGGGGCAATGCTCATCGCGTACACGAGAACGATGCACCACAAGAGATTATCAAGTGCAACGCCGCCGATGCCGGCCAGTACCGCGGTGCGTTTCGACTCGTCGTTTAGTTTAAGGGCGAACGATCCAGACTTGTACAGTTTGTATGCGAGCATAACCAGACCGCCGAACATCAACTGTGATACGACGTAGTTGCCAGCCTTCATGCCGCCGCGGATACACTTCACGGCGGTTATGTCTTTAACAGTCATAAGAACGCCGGCGACGGCAACCCACAACAGCCAGTTAGAAGATTTAGGTTTCGTGTGCTGATTAGTCATAGACTCGGGTTCCTTCGTCTCCGACAGCGACTGCGGCTGCAGCTTATACATCCCTTCGCGATCGGTGTCCGGGTCAAACGCCGCCAGATAAGCACCAATGACCGTCAAGAATACGCCTGCTCCACCAGCCAAGGAAAGCTTCGAATTGAGAAAGTAAACGGACACAAGCGCGGTTAGCGCTGCCTGGGACCGGTAGATAGCGCTGACCAGACCTGGGTTGTGCGCCACATGCACAGCAGACTCGAACCCGAACGTGGCCAGTCCGAAAACAATACCAGAAAAGACTGATAGCGCCGTTACGTAAATCTTCTGACCCGACAGCAGCTGATACAATATGGCGCCGACGCCGGAGACAAGCAGTACGTACGCCGTGTACGAGATGGGCTCCGTGTACTTGAGGAGCTCCTTGCTCGCAAGAGAAAACGCGGACGAGAAGATGGGCAGCGTCGCAGATAGCGCTAGCCAGTTCATGGTAGATATGGTATAGAATGAGATGTTTTTCACCGGAAGCGCACTTGGCAGCACTACCAGAAGCGCACTTGGCAGCACTACCAGAAGCGCACTTGGCAGCACTACCACAGTCGGGAGAACCATCCTGATGCAGGCGGCGTTGCCGCAGATCCGCGGCTCACTAATGATGCGGACGTAGTAGACACGGAGTCCGCCGCTCCGCCGTCAATATCGAGGTGAACGCTAGAACCAAAGGGACTTGTGACTACGCAGTCACACATATCATCGTCTACCGTGTACTGGGTGGCTGTGCTCGCGACCGTGCGCGGCGTCGTGTTTGTGGAGACGTCGTCTGTATCCGACGAACTCGCAGTATTCAGTGCGCCATAGTACCGCCGAGGACGGTGTTGACGGCGGCCCCGATCGTTTTCTCGCATGCGGCGACGTAACCGTCGGACGGCGATATATCCACCGGCGACAATCACAACAACGCCAATCATATGGTATACCTCGAACGTGCAATACTGAGACTGATCCATGGATAAGATAGATCAATATTTTTAATTATTATCAACACCATGCAGCCCAATCGGCTTCGCGCCACTAGTGTACCCCGTTATTCGGAAGGACCTCACATAACATTTCTTGCCAGATTGTAATCTCCCGAGACTACGTCGAACGGGTTGCATTCGGTATCCGAGTTGCTTAAGTACCTGCCGCACAAGATTAACCAAAGGCCACTTCTGCCCTGCGCCTGCGCTTGACTGAAGCGAGGTCATGGATGACGAACTCAGGCTAATCTTGAGCAAAGATATTACTGACTGGAGCTGTGCATAGAGATCGGACGAGAGTAGCGTATCACGTGGTATCTCCTGCTCGATAACGTAACCATTCCCGTCAAGCTCTATCCCACACGAACAAAAAAGTTGCTCCGCGCCGTCCATTACTAAACCACACGGTGATATTTTCAAGGCTACGCCGCGCCGGGAACGAACCACTCTACGCAAAGCTAACATGATACGTCCCATCGGCACCTTCACACAGCTTCCCAATGATGCGAGGCGACGCCACCCCCATGACGATATCCTCGGGCGAATACACATTGGCCGATGCATCCACGTGATAGTTAATACCCTGCACCTCATGCAGCCAAAGCTCAACGGTAACCAAGGCCGGTCCGTCATCCGTCTTGTCGACAACACCGTGGGGTGTGCCTTTCACATGTGTTCCACACAGGTCGCCACCGACCCTCTTCCTCCGCGTGCACCGCTCCCCGCTAGCCCTCTTAGCGAGACACCGGTCCCCAACAGGTACAGAGTTCTTGACCCGCTTCCTACGCTGGAAGTCATCCGCCGTTAACTGCATATTCGGAAAGTCAAACACAAACTGGATCAACTCCTCCCCATGAAGATACTGTGGATCGACCCGCACTATCCAATCCCGTATCGCATTCTTGAACCCCTGCTCGTGCGCGCGTACAAGCTTCGCCACCCGTCGCTCCATATCTGATACATACAGTAGTGATCCTACTGCATAAATCAATTTTAACCAGCTAGGTAATTACCGCGTTCTCACCCGCCGCTGCCGAAAAAGACACTCGTTCCATGAGGCGCATCTCGCTTAGCAACGTCTCCTTGGAGTCGTCGGACAGCACGTCTGGAACATCTAGAACATCCGGAACATCTAGAACATCCGGAACATCAGTGACGTCGGATGCATCTGCCATACCAGCACCTATAGGGGGCCTGGCAAAGACCGTCGAGTGCGCGTCCCCGACGACCACTGGGTCGCCAGGGTGGGCCTCTCCCCCCACGTGGGCCTCCATCGCTTCCACGCCTGCGCTCCTGTCGGCCCGCAACACACCTGCGATTTCAGAAAGCTCATCCGGCGTGATACTAGAAGGGCTATCGTCCCCGCTGCCAAAGGTAGCCACCATGCCCTTCATGTCGTCTAATATCGTCTCATCGGTACTGTGGCGTCTACGGAGTTTCTTCTGACCGCCCCCGAACCCCTTGTTTAGTGCCGACTGCTCCAGATCCACATCGCTATCGATCTGTTTATACATAAACATCAGCTTCAGTCTGAATCGGCGTAAATACTTGCCGTGGTATTTGTGAAATACGGACATATAGTTCATGAACAATTGTATCTGGGAGTTAAGCAAAGTATTCTTGTACACGAACGCGTGAATGAAGTTGTCGATATTAAGACCATTATCTGATCGTGCGCGATCGCTTTTGAGTTCTTCGTTCTTGGAAGTCAGATAGTTATCCATCTCTGTGATGACCTGGATGATCGTGTGATGAATGTCAAGCACTATGTCGAAGTCATATACCTTGTTGGGTTCCAAGTCCTTGTACCGCGGGAACGCTTTCTTGCCAAGTTGACACGCATCGAGCACAGACTTGTCATCGATGTTGTTTTTCGCATAAGCAGTCACGAGGTTGTACAGCTTGTAATAGCCTCCGTACATCCTGTTGCTAACCAGGTTAAAATAAGCCAACATGTGGTTATACTCGATGTCCAACATCTTATTCTGAAAGTGGAAAGAGTCTAGACCAAAAATGTCGAGGTTCCTGTGGTTGCGAGATATAAAGTCGACATACAGATGCTTCAACTTGTCTATTTTGTCATGCAGAGAATCGAGCAGACCCTTGATCTGAGTGCGGATCTCCTTGACCTCCGCAAAATTACGCTTTACCTGAACGAGCGTGTCCATCCTATATATAGTCCACAAGATTATACTACGATTTATAAAATATTTAAGCTTTGTATATGGCCGTGAGTGGGGACCAAAGCGAAAAAGAGATAATGGCCGTAATGAAGGAAGACGACGAGAACACCGTGCCCGACGTCCCCTGGACGCCTGACCATGAAGGTATACTAGTGGACTGGGCAGATAAAGCCATGTGTTTCAGATGGCTCCACGCACAGGCCAACCAGCAATACTCAAAAGCAAACGCGTGGTTTACCATACCAGTCATCATCATGAGCACAGTCACAGGGACGGCAAACTTCGCGCAAGACAAGTTTGGGGAAGCGATCAAGCCGTACGTCTCAATGATCATCGGAAGCGTCAACATTGCTGCGGGTATCATCACAACTATTCAACAATTCCTGAAGGTAAGCGAACTCAACGAGGCCCACCGTGTTGCTTCCATCGCATGGGACAAGTTCTATAGAAACGTCAAGGTAGAGTTAGCCAAAAGCCCGAGAGAGCGCATGCCGGTCACTCAAATGATAAAAATGCAGAAAGAGGAGTTTGACCGTCTGATGGAGACGTCACCCATGATCGAAGACGACATCATCACTAAGTTCAGGGTCACATTCAAGGTTCCCGAGAACCTTCCCTACGAGCAATTAACCGAGAGGCAGAAGCTCTTCAAGGAATTGAAGAAGCCAGAGATTTGCGATGTCTTGGAATCGACCAAGCGAAGTGTCTATAAGCCAAAGGCGATAGACTCGAGTGCGATGAAGGGGCAGAGCGCTATGATGGAGGTCATGGCCAGAAAGAAGGAAGCGCTTCGTAAGGAAAAAACCGTGGACGACTTCGTCGCTAGTTTCAAGTCCGAATACTCGCGAGCACCCAACGACCAAGAGATCGTAGAAAACCTACAGGACGAGCTATCCACACAGGTTATCGAAGGCATACTACAGAGGCGGGGCGAAGTAACGCTTACGGTAAACGATGGCGCGGGGAACAGGAAGCTGTAGGCACTATTGGAACGCCTCCCCAACACGAGCTGGTAGTATGGCATAGAACAATGCAATGGCAACCAGCCACGCGAGATAGTTGCCATAAGTACCGACCTCGACCCCCAAGAAACCCATTATCATCGTGGTGATATAGACGCCGAGGATGATGGCGATGGACGCGTATATGATTTTACTTAACGTATTCATGTATAATCATATGCTATATTTTCATTTTCGCTCGCCGGATGCGCGTGCGCACAGTCGTCGACGGTCCGTAACAAACCAGCCGCCGTCGTACGGAAGTTTCGCCACGAATGCAGTTACGGGTGTCGAAGAGTAACGCGTTTCATCTTCAGAGCGAAACAGCGCCCAGCCGCATACCCCGTTCCTGAGCGACCGCCTAGGCTCCCCGTCTCGGACGGCAACAAAACAGCGTAGCGGGTTCTCTATCACGTCACCTGAAGGCGCGAGCACGCGCACAGAAACCGCCTCTAAGAACCTCAATACGGTACGATCGACTTTTCGCGCCCCGACACCATGGAGATTGATCAACTCATCAAGAAGGGACCAGACTAAAGACGGAGGGGGCACGGCCGGCGACGCCGCAGCTTGGCACACGAGAATGTCGGGGTACCCTTCGAAATAACCCAGTGGCCGCGCACCCTCAGGCATAGCGTAAGAAAAAGCCAGTGTTGCGTCCTTTGCCACCCGCAACCCTACCTCTACATACGGTAGAACCGCATCCGTGACCAGACGAACAGCCAGACAACCCCGAGCACTGCAACTCATCCGCGCGACCGTATCTAACGGAAGGCCAAAACCGATCCGAGCGTCCATGCCACTTCACTGCGACTCTACTTCTCCTTCCTCTGTATAGTTTCCACCTTCTTAACATCCCGTGTGCTCATGATATGGTTCCCGAGTTCGCCTGCTAACTCAGTATCTCCTTTGAAATACGTGGCAAGCGACTGAACCAAATGCTTCTTGCTTAGAGGCGCACGCGCAGTTCTACTCGCATGAACGAGCTTCCCAGTGGACGTGTTGAAGCAGTCAATCTCATTATCCTGCATCACATTCACAAGCGCTCCCGTAACTACCTTTTTCCGCTCCCGCAACGTCTTCATCTCTTTACTCAACCGCTTCATATCATTATCTATGGCCATCCACTCACGGACGTTCGAAAGAAGTTCCTCAGACGCCATCTTACAAACCTAAAGACCGTATTTCTATACTTAGTTCACCCTACATAAGTGAGGATGCCGCCCGCTCTTCCCCAGAGTATGTAGGCAACACCAGTTCAATCGCGACGTATTCTCTCACTTCTGTTAGTAGGCGATTATCGAACAAGGAGTTTGCGATGCTCCGTCGAGCGCTGTCGGCCGAGGATGCCTGGGGGCAGGCCCGAAGGTAGTTGCTATCGTCGATAGTGTCGGCCAGCCTCGCACCGTACGTGACGGTTACAATCCTAAGTACAATGGCATCATGCGCCCCCATCGAACTTACGCAAAGTTTGTCGCCGGCCTGCACGTTTATCCACGCACCTATTCGAGGCCGAACGAGACGGGTCGCCCACCCAAGCATAAGCCATCGGAACATCCGTTCATCGACGACAACTTTATACAGCATATCTTCTTAACAGAGTGGGACCATTCAGCGACTTCAATTCTTCGGAGAATGTCGTTTACAGGTGTCAGAACACGACTTGGCACCACACGGCTCCCCCTTGCGCTTCCCAGTCTTGATAGTGGCCGAACAAGTTCGGGTCGCCGGATGTGACGATGGTTTCGACGACGCGCTGGCGAGATGGCTCGCACATAGCCACTTGTCCATTGGTTTCGACACACACTTACCACACATACTCCCCGACCTCTTCCCTCTTGTAATAACATGCTGACACGGATAAAGATTAAGAGTACGCGCCGGGGAGGCCGCGTTGACGCCGACTAAAGACACCACTCCGTCCATTTCTACGCAAGGAAGGAGCTTATCGTACAAGCGGCGACAATACGGGCACTTGAACTGATTGGATCGCAGCCTCGTGTCTTCGAGACTGGAGGAATTGCAGCGCTTCTGCACCCTGACCTCCCGATAGAGCTGAATGTAATTAAAGTTGTGGCCACAGGGAAGTCTGGCCGCCGTATGTGTTAAGGGTAAACCAGACAAGAGACACGTGTCATCTCCATCCGTCTCGTCCTCGGCCTCTGGCTTGGCATCGAGTGCCGCGTAGAAGTCAAACCCACCTTCGACCTTGTAGTTAACATTCATGGTCCACGATTAGAGAAGACAAATCGTTATGTCTAAGCGTGGCAAGCATATATTTAATATATTCCTGATATATCATGGTCGCGCGAGAGGTATGGGGACCGGTAACTTGGACGTTTTTCCACACACTAGCCGCAAAGGTCAAACCTGAATCCTTCCCCGCAATGCGGGCCGAGCTATTCGAGTTGATCAGGACTGCATGTCAAAACATCCCATGTCCCATATGCCAAGAGCACGCGGGGGCCTACATGACGCATGTTTACTGGAATAAGATCGTAACGAAAGACGACCTGGCCCTAATGCTGTGGGAGTTCCACAACATCGTGAACAAGCGTCTAGGAGTCGCGCAAATGCCCTATGAAGATTGCGCGGCGCGGTACAGCCGTGCTAATCCGCCAGTAGTATTCGCTACATACGCGAACATATCCTCGCAGTCAAGTGTTGGCGCGGTGTCTACAATGGTGTCCAAGATCAGGCGACGAGGCGTGGCGCATAGAGCATGGGACTATCTCGCTGCACATAAAGACGACTTCGCGCCTTAGTTCGATCTATAGCTGCCGTACCAGTTCCCCGTTACGATACACTGCGCACTTAAACGTCTGCCGCGCCGGACGAGAACACACGACATTATTACTGGCAACCTCATCAAAGAAGAGAAGAGAATCATTACCCGTGGCATGGAACAATGAATACCACAGGCCTCCAAACACCAACCCTACCAAAGCACCAAGAAGTGTTCCAACTGGTGTGGTACACTTGTTGCTGATTTTCGTGATGGCGTCCATGACGAATATTCCTAAAAGCGCCGCTAAGATAGTGTAGTTAATGTTATTGTTGAACTTCATCGGTAACGCCAAGTAGGCTATTGTGAAAGCAATAAACAACGAGCTCAGTGCAGGGCTATTATAATTGTTCATGCTGAAGGGAAGGTCCACAAAGTCACACATGGGAGAGCGTGTGGGGTCGGAACCACTCTTGATCATGTTCATAAAGAACATGTTTATGACGCAAGCTATCAGTACGCCTCCCAAATACACGAGCCCGCGGATGTTTTGATTGAAAATGGAGCTCATTACCAGAAAGAACCCTAGTAGCAATGGTGAGAGCGCCGCGAACAACTGAAACATGTTGGTGAACGTTAGTTGTATCCCCATGGCTGGTACTTGTAGTATGTGGACATATTATTATACTAAAGCCAGATCAATGACCTCTGTAATGTTTGACACCGCACGCGTGACGACACTCTGAAGAACCTGGTCGTCTGCGTACTTGGTCAACAGCTCATCATGTTCGCGCTTGTTCTCCGTGGGGTAAGCGAATGTCGTAGCGCCCGCCCGGACCCCACCGAGTATCTTAAGATCAAGCCCACCTATAGCCGTTACGTTCCCACGAAGATCAATCTCACCTGTCATCGCTATAGAGTTGTTCACACGCCGCCCTGAGAATAGACTGTACATCGCGAGAGTGATTGCGGCACCGGCCGAAGGACCATCCTTAGGCGTGGCACCTTCTGGACAATGGATGTGCACCCCCTTAGCAGGCTTCTTCATGTCGCCGCGTACTGAAGATTGTTCTGCTTTACTCAACAGCCTCCATGCGACTGTAAGCGCGACGTTCATGCTTTCCTTCATGACGTCTCCCTGCATTCCGGTGAGTTTCAGTTCTAGAAAGTTCGAGGCAGGGAAGAAATGGGCCTCGATCGGTAACACACCGCCCTGTCCCATCGCATTGGCCCACATTCCATTGACAAGCCCTACCGCCGGCTTGGATGCGACCATCTGGCGGCGTACAGGGCGCTTGTCCTTGAGATACGTGTTCTGGATGTCGGCGAATGCCAGCGTGACCGGGAATTGGTGGTCGCCGTCTCCGTGAAGACACGTTAGGTTTACTTCGCCCGCTATTTCGAAAAGCAGCTCTTTAAGTTTCCGAACGCCCGGCTCGCAGGTGTACTCTTCGATAAGTGCCTCGACCGTCTCATCCTCTAGCATAATCATGTTTGACATGCCAACTCTCGCAAGCACCTCGGGCCACATGTAGTCTCTTGTGATGATCAGTTTGTCCTGGACGGTAAGATGTTCAAAACGCACGCGGTGGATCCGATCCAGCAATATGCGATCAATGAGGTGGGGGTCGTTGTACGAAAATACGAACAATGCCTTTGACATATCGAGGTCAATACCACTGAAGTACTTATCACTGAACTCTGTGTTCTGAGTAGGATCGATCAGATGTGTCAATATTCCAATAATCTCCTTTCCGTGTTCCGTGTTGCTGACCTTGTCTAGCTCGTCGATAAAAATGATCGGGTTCATGCACCGACTTTCAATGACAATATCCACGATACGTCCCCAAGTGGACCCCACATATGTGTAGTTATGACCCTCGAGGGTGCTCCCGTTCGAAGAGCCTCCAATAGGAACAAATGAAAACGGCCTTGGCGATTCATCGCCATCTCGAAGACAATGAGCGATGCCTCTCTTTGCGAGTGATGTCTTGCCGACGCCGGGTGGGCCTTCGAAACCGAAGCAGTAGCCCGTATTTTCGCCATTTACCCATTGGCCAAGTATGCGTTCTATTTGCCGCTTTGCGCGTTCATGGCCATAGACCGCACCGTCTAGGGTTTTGCGGGAAGATTGCAAGTAGCTTGTCACTTGGCTGACGTCCGCCTCTATGTGCTTGATTAGGTCAGGAACAGACACATTAGGTACGTCACTCTCAACGCTTTCTCCGTCTCGAATGTGCATCAATTGGTTCCAGACGGTCTCGTCATTACTGTATTCCTTGGCAAAGCCGGCTATCGCATCGCGCATGAAAACCATGTTGCGTCCCGAATGCGTGAGTTTGACATGCTTAAGCCCTCTGTCCTTTATGATTGCGTTGATCGCGTGTACCATGTCGACCACGGTGTTGCGTTTTCCGGACGTTAGAAGATCGACAACTGTGCTCTCCATACTGTGAGCGATGCCACTCATGGCCGTGTCCTTTATCATCCGAATAGAGCGGTTCATCTCAACACTCGTAAAGCTCTCTTGGATGTCAAAAAATGGAGTGTTACCTTCGTGCTTCGACATCTCATCACGCAACTCCCTAAACAACCCATGTGCGTGGGCCATAGTGGTCAGTATTGGCTCCATCTTATATATGCCAAATGGGATACGTAGAAGCCCTTCTAGGAACTGTCTCGCCTTTGACCCTGAGTCCTCGGACTTCGACTTTACCTCCTTGAGCTTCAGCATGGCTTTCTCTTTCACCGCGTCAGGGGCCTTCATGAGACAAATCTGCTGTTCCAGTGGTATTCTGCTAGAGTCAAAGCTCGACAGCGTTTCTGTATAACGTATCGTCTGCTTCATGGCATCCTTAAAATATTTGCGTGCGGGCCATGGAAAACTGTCAAACATCGATATCTGATCGCGACTGTCGACAACGCCGTTATTCTCGGAAGACAACAAGTCGTATAACAGATATGCGAGATACTGATATTCGTGATCGTCACCACGCAACAGCAATTGGATTAGCGTCGTCCTTTGAGCGTACAAGTCGCTTGCCATGAACTCGCGCACTATCTGTGCGATGGACTTCTGTTTGACTAGTCTTACTTGGTTCATGTATCCAGCAAAACGGTCATGGAGTTCCGAACAAGAGTATACGAGCAGTTCCTTCAACGACAAAACCATGCCAAAATGCTCGAATGCGCCAGATGCGAAGTCGTCGGATTGGGGTGCGGTGTCCTTGACCGTCGCAATGCACTCTCTGACATACGGGTTGTCCGTGTACACAGGAGAAAGGTCATCCACGAGGCAATTCACTATGAGGGTCTTGTGCCCAATGGAGTCCTGCAAGGCAATCCGGATGCCATGCACTTTGGTATAGAACACCTTGCTCGTCCTGCATAGATCAAAACAATCCATAGTCCCCGCATTCTCAACAATCATGATATCATCTACGATTCGCGTCTTTTGTATAATACGAGTTTTCTTCGTATCGGACTTGGACTGACCCGACTTCCACGACACCGTCTTGTATGAAAGTGGGTGCAGATGTCGCCGGAGGAGTTCAAGTTTGCCTTTTGGAACAGCGGCAGCGTGTTTCCCTAGGTAATCGTTTTGTAGACATATCGTGATTAGGTCGTCAATATGCCGAGTGCCGTAGACCCTGAAGACCGAAGCCAACTCGTCATTAATCTTTTGGCACTTACCAAGCATCGCATTGGTCCCAGCGGTTCCCATCTGACTGCTAGGTCCGCTCACTTTCATGCGGCAGAGATCGTCAAACAGTGCCTGCAGCAAGGTGGTCGCGCTGTGAAAGTCGTTTTGTCCAATAAGCTCCACAGACCTGTATTGTTGGATTGCCAACACCGTATCCTGCACAACTCTCTTGAAGTATGCGATCTTCGACGTTAGGAACTCAAACACCCCCGATTTCGGCGACTTAGGCGACCCTGGCATAGAGATAGCGAGATGGTCCTTCCAGACCTTGCCGTTTTGCATAGCGATCGCGGTGTATATACCTACGATTTTTTATTCGCGGCTTTTTTTCCCGGGTCGAGAGATCGGACCCTTCTAAAGTAACATAAAGACGTAAGCGGTATCACGTCAATGGGAATACCAAGTTACTTCTCTCATCTAGTAAAGTCCTACAAGGGCGTCCTGCGAAAAGTAACGGATGCTTACGGAAAGGTCGACAACCTCTACATGGACAGCAATTCGATCATCTACGACTGCGGGCGTCTGATCGAATACGACGGCAACGACGTGCTCTATCAAGAGCGACTGATCGAGGCTGTGTGTCTGAAGATAGAAGAATACATAACCCTGCTGGGCCCCACATTCGCGCTGGTGGCATTCGACGGCGTAGCTCCCGTGGCAAAGCTCGAACAACAGCGCAACCGACGTTACAAGACATGGCTCGAAGGCGAAATCACGAAGCACATGGAAGGCCAGCTCCAATCGGCCTGGTGCACTGCATCCATCACGCCCGGGACCGCCTTCATGGACCAGTTGGCATCACGCACCACAGAACATTTCGCCACCGCTACCCCGGAATGCACGGTGAAAATATCTAGTTCCCGCGAGCCGGGTGAGGGAGAGCATAAGATATTCGAATACATTCGAAGCAGAGCAGATGAACACAAGCACGCGACCTCCGTGATATACGGATTAGACGCTGACTTGATCATGCTTACTCTAAACCATCTGCATGTCTCGGAGGGGCTTTATCTTTTCAGGGAGACGCCCCACTTCATTCGAAGCGTCGACAAGGACCTTGATCCGGAGGTTTTGTATTGCATAGACATCCCTGCATTAGCGCGGGCTATCCAGTCCGAGCTCGCCGGCAACCATGGCGATGGACTGGATATGAGACGCGTGCATGACTACATTGTATTGTGTTTTCTGCTAGGGAATGATTACATGCCACACTTCCCGGCACTAAATATCCGCACGACAGGTGTAGAACACGTGCTAGAGGCGTATCGCAGCACATTGGGGACGCGCGAAGGCGCGTACATGACGAAGGGTGACCAAATCATTTGGAAAGCCGTGAGGGAAGTCATTGAGTTCCTTAAAGGAAAGGAGATGTCATATTTATCAGAGGAGCATGCAACCCGCACTCGCATGGCGAAACGCGCCACCATTAAGCGTCGGGATCAGACGAACCGCGACCTATTTCAGTTACTTCCATTGAAAGACAGAGGTGCGGAAGTCTACATCTCCCCCACAAGGGGTGAGGAGAGTTGGAAAGCACGTTACTATAGCGTGCTGTTTGACTGTGATTATAACGAGGAGCGAGTGAAGTACATATGTGTGCGCTATCTGGAGGCACTCGAATGGACGTACGCGTACTATCGTGATGGATGCATCGACTGGCGCTGGTGCTATCCTTATCACTACGCCCCGTTGTTGTGTGACTTGGTTAGGTACGTACCGCACTTCCTGACAACGATGGTGGAGAGAAAGCCGAAAAATCCGATCGACGCAGAGACCCAATTGTGCTACGTGCTTCCCCGACCTTACCACAAGCTGCTGAGCACTGACACTGCAAACATTCTGAAACATGAGTTCGGTAACTGCTACAAGACGGAGTGGGAGATGAGATGGGCGTATTGCAAGTATTTCTGGGAGAGCCACGCGGACATGCCCCCTATCGACATAGACCTCTTGCAGGACAGATTAAGGGGGCGGCCGACTAGGACTTAAGAAGTCCATTGACCACAGTAATACAGCGCATGTCGGACCGCGAACTAACACTGGACAGACACTCGTTCGCAGAGCTATTGGAGGCCAATAACTCCTTACTTATTTTAAAGTTCGGAGCGCCGTGGTGTGGACCGTGCAAGCGTGTGGCGCCGACCGTCAGTGCCGGTTTCGAAGAGCTGGGGGAACATGCGAATTGCTTTGTCATCGATGTGGACAAGTCTTTCGACCTGTATGGGTATCTACGGAGTAAGAAGATGGTCAAAACCATCCCTGCAGTGCTATGCTGGAAGAAAGGGAACACTTCATTTGCTCCGGATGACTCGGTAATTGGATCCGATACCAAGGAGGTCGAGGCGTTCTTTGATCGCTGTGCGGGGTATAAATGTTAACCAACAAGCGATTGAGATTAAGTTGCATGTTTATCATGTGATCTTTAGGTTAAGACGATGGAAAGAACTATCGACTTAAACTTGGACAATTATGGTCTCGACGATCTGTTAGCCCTCTTTCAGCTGACGCCCGACTTTGGGGAGACAGAGCTGAAGGTGTCGAGACGAACGGTTATGAAGATGCACCCTGACAAGTCCGGTCTGGATAAGGAGTACTTCATTTTCTTTGGAAGGGCGTTCAATCTCCTCGTGAACGTGATGCGTTTCCGCGCAAAGAGCGAGACCAACTACGTAGCGACTAGCGACATGGTTAGTGTGGACATGCCGCAGGGGGACAAGGAACTGCTACGTCGTGTGGAGAACACCAAGGGCTTCCACAAGTGGTTCAATGACATGTTCGAGAAGGATGGCGCTTATTTGAGGGAAGGTGGACATGGTGATTGGTTTACGTCAGACGAAGATTTAGACAGCAGGGAAACCACGAGAGCGGACATGGCGGCCGCGTTCGAGACAAAAAAAGAGGAAATGCGGGCCATTGTGAAGCACCGTGGCATCGGCGAGATGGCGTCTGGGACAGCTTGCGCACCGGGGGCGCTGGGAGAGAGCCTAGAAGACTATGGAAACGAGGACATTTTCTCGCGAATGCCCTACGAAGACCTAAAGAGAGCACATACTGAGACCGTCGTCCCAGTGACAAGTGAAGACTATCACGCAAAAGACAAGTACACGTTCAGCCAGATGCAGGATGTCCGCTCTTCGCAAAATACGACACCCATGACGCAAGAAGAGTCAATAAGGCATCTCCAGTCCAAGGAAGCGGACGAGACTGGGATCGCATCGCGAAGAGCGTTCGAGCTTGCCAAACAGGACGAAATCGGTCGTAAGTTTACACAACGGTGGTGGGGCGGGATAAGAAACATACGTGACGGGTGATTATGATATTATAATCTATGCATAGCTCATATGGACACAGCCCGAATAATTGTACTTACCGCGGCGTTACTACTAGTCGGTGTGCTATACAATAAGTATATTGCTGAGGACAAGAAAAACGACGCCCTTGCAGACTATAAGTTAATCGAGGAATACCTTCTGAACGACTCTTCGCTGGCGACTAGTAGGAAGCCACTGCTCTGGATACACCTGGACTACGCGACGAACGCGCGTCATTGGCTATCCTTCTTCTCCCGGAACACGAAGGAGGTCAACCAGCCGTACCTCAACCTTACTCTTAAATCCATCATCGAAAAGTGCGGCGACTCGTTCAACATCTGTCTCATTGATGACCGGAGTTTCGAGAAGATCATCCCTGGCTGGGACGTCGATTTGTCGAGAGTGGGGGAACCTGTTCGCGCGCATCTCCGGAACATCGCGCTTCTTAAGACTCTTCATAGCTACGGAGGACTGCTCGTTCCTGCGTCGTTCGTGTGCTTGCAGGACTTGGGGGGCGTGTTCCAACAAGCGACGGAGAACGACAACTTGGTCTGTGCGGAGCTTCCTAACCAGAGCGTGAGTGCCGATGTAACAGCTGTGTGTCCGAATGTCTCATTCATCGGTTGCACCAAAGGAAGTGCTGTTTGCAAGGAGCTAATCGAGGAAATGGGGCGGATCGCTGCATCAGATAACACCGATGCGGTTTCGTTTCAAGGTACGCCGTCACGGTGGCTGGAGCGCGCCAGTGAGAGCGGGAAAGTTAGCATAATACCGGGGGACCTCGTGGGCGTCGTAGACACGGCCGGATCTCTCCTCGGCCTCGAAGAGTACCTCGGACAAAGCGACGTCAAGATACGAGGGGGCGCACTGGGCGTGATGTTTCCGGGGGGCGACGCGCTGAAGCGACTGCCATACCAATGGTTCGTCAGAATGTCGCCGAGAGAGGTGCTAGGCAGCAACACGTTCATCGGTAAACTCCTTCTTAACACACTTGATCAGTAGAACTTTGTCGCAGCTCCCATTGACGCGGGTGACAGTGCTTGCGTATTTTACGCCGTGATGCGCAAGTTGCTGTCTGGCCACGGTAAGGAAGGATCCATAGTCTGACACATTATCGACGTATCTTTTCGTGGAATCATGATAGTGGTGCCGGACGCTGGCTAGCCAGGGGTACAGCTCTCCCGACAGCATAGCTCGTTTGAAAGAAGCCCTGTCGCACCCGAACGATCCGTCCTCGAAGACGGTAAACATGTCAAGCAGGTCGTCGATCAACCGCTTATCCGGTGGTGAGTTAAAAACAGAGGTCGGCATACTATCTACAATGGACAAGCTTTATAAATTGATACCCGGCGATGAACTCGAACTATCCAACGCCCTCAACACGTCCGCCGTAAAGAAACTTAGTTCCACCTCATCCTCGTGTATGTTGTGGAATATCATCATGTATTTGCATATGACGGGGATTAGACGGTACTTGTCTTCTTGCGGTAGAAGGACACTCGTCTTGACATGCGAAAAGTAACTGTCAAGTACATCCATGACCGAGAAACCCCCGTCGATGCTATTGTGAAGAACATTCAGCGCACCATGGAGGTCCCCACACCTACACAGCTCTGTGTAACCAATCAGCGCGTCATAGTCTATGTTTGTGCATGCCTCCTTTGCGTCTCTAACAGTAACGGTCCTGCACTGCATTAGTTTGAACTTTTCAAGATAGTTCACCATTGTCCGGATAGAGTGAGCGCTAATGTCCACCACGAAGTTCATAGCCTCCCGAGTGAGCTTAATCCCCTCAGACGAACATACGTCCCGGCAAAACTCCAATAACTGCATCCTAGATACCTTCGGCAGTCGGATAATAGTGACACGAGACTGAAGGCTCTCAATGATCTTTTGTACGTTCGTGCACGTTGAAATGAACTGAACGTTGTGGCTATATTTATCGATACAGTTACGGAACACTTGTTGGCTCTGCTCGTTTACTGTGTCCAAGTTATCTATCACGAGGATTTTCTTGCGCCCGGTGAGGCTGCTGGGGGTCTGGCAGAAAGTCCTGACCTCATTCCTATAAAATGATATACCCTGATCCTGTAGGGTGGTTATGAACATAATCTCATCGCTTTTCTGTTTTAGCTCTCCATGGTATAGTTTGATTATGCTCTCTACCAGCGAGGTCTTGCCACATCCTGTGTCCCCGATTATCAACACGTTGAGCGCATCTAGCCGGCTTAGTACGTGTATGACCTCTCGGACTTGCGGTGCCAGATAAAAGTCATCCACGCTCTTTGGACGGTGGGTGGTCAATAGTGTTTCTTCCATTCGTAAGCGCCTATAAGTTTAAAAGTGGAAGGTTTAAGTCTTTCGGGGTACTAGTAGAAATGAACGCTGAGGAAGCCCGGGGGTTACTAGGCATACCTTCTGGCGCAGACGGCGGAGAAGTGAAGAAAGCATATAGACTGAAGTCCCTGCAGAACCACCCTGACAAATGCCCAGGTGACATCCACGCGAGCCTCAGGTTCAGCCGTGTCACTGAGGCCTACCGGGTGCTTCTCGCGAATGAGACATTGCAAAAGGACGCAAACGTCCAAGAACCCACTGGGTCGGCGGGCGGACAAAACCAGGTCCCAACGCCCACCCTCATGGCGTATATAGACGAAGTAGTGGAGCTAAGCATGACGGAGTGTTACGAAGGTAAAGAAGTGCCCTTAAGTGTCGAAAGACGGGTCGAGCAACGAGACCCTTTGAGCGGAGAGGTCGTCATCCGCACGGAAAGAGAAACTGTCTACGCATCCGTGCCACCCGGGATAGACCATGACGAAATACTAGTAATTCCGAGTCGCGGACATGTTAGTCTCGACAGAAGAATTGGAGACGTGCGAATCAGGATAAAGGTAAACAACGACACCCCCTTCGAGCGACGAGGGTTAGATCTCATAATTAGACAGGACATAACACTGTTACAAGCACTTACGGGGGTCGACTTTCGTGTCAGGCATGTGTCAAATAGGACATGTAGGCTACGGACCAACGAGGAGGTTGTCGCTCCTGGAGTAGAAAGACGGATCCCTGGATGGGGGATGCGCAGGGGGGATACGACTGGTAACATGATCGTGCGGTTCAACATCGTCTTCCCTCAAACGTTGTCCATAGAACAAAAGGATGCTCTCAAGAGAACACTAGAATAGATACAATCGTGGTTATTGTGGTCCCCCCCAGACCGCAATAACGTGACATTTAGGAAATGCGCTTCGAAGCCACATTCGCCGATATGACGTAGATTGAGTTCTCCGTCATGATGATGTACTCTTCGCTGACCTTGAAGATCTTACTGATATGGCTCGTGTACTCGTCAGCGTTCTTCACCAAAAGCTTCTCCCCTCCCTCGCGCACGCCAATGAACACCCCGTCATCCAGGGACTCCACCCAGTAGTCCATCATAATAGGGCGATCCTCCACAATGGACAGCTTGCACGCGTGCTGCATGATAGCGCTCGAAGGCAGTTTATAGCTGGGCTCTGTAGCGGGTGCCGGGTCACTCATCTATATCTGAAATATCGGGCCCCACTTTAAATAGTAATCCCGGAAGTAAAAAAGTCGAGCATAATACAATGAGCAACAAGCAGGCTGCGGATTTGTCCATATTCGAGAACTATCACGACGGGAAAAACGTGGGGTGGCGCACCCTACCGAGGAAGGTGGTCGATCTGCTGGATGGATGTGCGCGAAGATGCCTGCACGTTTTGACCGCGCAGCCCCGGCAGTACTCTCAGTTCGTTATCCTGCGCGGGATGGAGACAGTCGAAACAGTCTTCCTCATGCTTCTCCTCTATACGGGCAACGAGGGACTTACTATGCACCACGCCGAACGAGCCTCCTTGTTGTACGCAGAGTTCATGGAGCAGATAGGACAAGATGCCAACCATTTTCTAGGTCTTTCCTCGAGAGACGCCGCTATGTTTGTGTATAAGAAAACATTGTACGATATCGAACCACAGATCAGGAAGAATTGGAAATGCCTCGACGTCGCCGCAGATGAGCAACTTGGCCGCCTAAAAGCCGTATCATCCCTACACCGCAAACTCGTTACACATGTTATATTGTCGGACAAGAGACTTGACGCCCAAACGTACTTGAGCACAATGGAGGGTGTCGGGCTCCATCGCGCGATCGACGCAATAACTACATTGTGCCGCGGACGCCCATGGGGGCCTACGCGTCGCCGGCTCGTCATACTTCACGCCGTGATTGACCAGTGGGCTCGATCGTCGACGCATGTTCAAACTAACTCTTTCATCACGATGGTTGGAAACGTCGCCAGAAAGCTCGCAAATGGAAAGATAAAGATGCTCGTGGACGTCTCCTCTTCGATGATCGAGTCGGAAGCCGCGGTCGAGGCCATCGTACTTCGACACGGTGACGACATACTTAATGAGACACGTCTCCTCAAACTTATGAAGGTTTAGCCGCTTTAACGTGGATGAAACGCCTCAGCCGTTTCTTTCCCCCGGCGCTCGCATGGGGGGTAGGCGCCGTGGACGTTTCCTGTATAGCGTGATCCGAAATGCGATCCTGTTCGGTGAGCAGCATGCCGCGGATCCGCTCGTACACTGCACCCAACACATCTTCTGTGCACTTCCCGACCACAAGAACGCTTCCCGTGCGAAACACCATGAAGGATACTTTATACTGTGCGCCCCCGGACGTAGCGCGGCGTCCGCGCAGCTCGTCATCTGAACCGCAATCGTAGTAGTACTTGCACTGCACGCCCGGATAAGAACATGGGTCATAGCTGCAAGACAACCTATACTCGTTCCGGAGAATGTCGTAGAAACGCTGGCGTTCTATGTAGAAGCCACAGTTGAAGTTGGAGTTAATGAGCACTGTGTCGTGCTCGCCCGTAAAACTAATGTCGCCTCCATCAGGAACGATCGGGCGCAATACATCGAGCACCAGCCGCAGCACCGTGTCTAGGGTCTTCACCGACTGAATCCCAGGTATCTCCAGCTTCCCGGTGTTGAACACCTTGACGTGTATCTCTTTGAAAGAGGAATCCTCTTGGACTCTGAGTATCATTACAAAGCAATTGTAGAACGCGCTCTTCTCTTTAGAACGATGGTTCTGTATGTCCTTCTTAGAAAGCCCCACACTTATCTTACGGATGTCCTTGAAGCCCACCCGCCCACCGGGATTGTCCACGCGGGTGATGAGATGGTGTCGCACACAATGCTCTTTTTCCGACGTATCCATCGTCGCCTGCAAATCTTCCTCTGTGAAAGAGCTGAACTTCATTTGTTTCTTCACCACGCCCTCGACGGGACACGAGTATTCAATCACCGGCAGCTTCCAAAACGTCTCGACCAGCGGCACTGTACGATCCAGAAACGATATCTTTGTTGTCGTCGATATGTAGAGCGCGCCACACTCTTTAGCAACCGCAGTCGCTTGCATAGATGGAGGCCCTTCATGACCATCGCCTACACGCTTATACGTCCCTGTGTTGACGAACGTTTCCCATTCCGCGTCCAGATTGCCCATGAGGTTGCAGATACAGGTGTTGGGTGTATTAGCTTCAATTATTTTCCCAGATAAAGTATAGATGTCCGCGGTAGCGAGTAGCGCCTCCATACCGATACCTGGAGCCTCGCATGCATGCGAGTACAAGAAGAACGTATTCGATCCATCGAAGTCCTCACCGCCTAGCAGCTGGAACTCACGTCTTCAAAGTCGTCTGCAAATGTACGGTGTCTCGCCAGTGGAGTACAAGCGTTTCGGCAAAGAGAGATACGATAACAATCGGTAGTGGGTCAACGTGATGCACACAGTCTGACAACCTTACCAGCAAGTCAGTAGTAATCGCGGAGTGTCGGACACCTACCAGATACGCAACACATGATGACATGAGCGAACGCGCGTCAAGCCCATGCAAGGTCATGGCTGCGAACAAGTCTTCTCGCAACAGTTGCGGCGTGCAGCTCGCATCACCGAGACGACTGGTAATATTCTCCCACACGCTGTCCTTGACTACACTAATCCGCTGCACGGAGCCCGCATTGGCCTGCAAGTGGTTGATCATGCTGCGCACATCAGACCCCATCGCTCGACAGACGGAAGCTATATCGGCGTCATTCATCTCTAGCCGCTCTTCGCGGACTATTCGGCGGAGGAACGAACACACCTCCTTGTGCGGAAGCTGGTTAAACCGAAGCTTTACCAAATCCCCCTGGAGCGCCTCATCTATCTTGCTTGCGTAATTGCAAATGAGACAGAAACGTACACCGGTGGGATGCTGCTGAAGCAAATAGCGCAACGCCTGCTGAGCGTTCTTTGTCATGTAGTCCACCTCATCCAAAACGACAAACTTAACCCCTTCAACGAAAAGAGCCTTCGAGGTCACGAAGGTGTTAATTTGATTGCGTATTACCTCTATGCCTCGCTCATCCGATGCATTGAGATGAATAACCAATGTGCTACTCTTCTGACCATGTCTTTCTTGGAAGCTGTTGATAAGGTTTATGATCGCAGTCGTCTTGCCCGTCCCTGGCGGGCCGTAAAAAAGCGTATTGGGAAATCTGCCAGTCTCGACAATATTGAGCATGATGCGCCGGTTCATTGGGGACAACACTATATCGTCAAAACATGTAGGTCTATACTTCTCCACCCACGGGACAGAGTAGGAAGACATGACATAAACGTTCGGCATATCTTAAAATATAAATTGAAATCTATATATAGATGCAGACGTGTCCAGAACACCGAGACGTCATGGCGATCCCGCAGTCACAAGGCTACCTCGAAATCATAATAGGCCCCATGTACTCGGGAAAGACGTCGAGGCTACTGACCGTCTACAAACAGATGAGAGTATGCGATGTAGGGGTATTAGTTGTCAACTTTGTGGAGGACAAGAGGTACTCCGAGACCATGATGGCAACGCATGACAGGGCCGAAATCCCGTGTGTGTTCGTGGAAAGATTGTCGGACCTCGAACGACGGCCGCAATACAAGGAGAAACTAGATGGAGCACGCGCCGTGCTTATCAATGAGGGCCAGTTCTTTGCCGATCTCTATGAGAAAGTAGCATACTTCGTGGAGACCATGAGGAAACAGGTGTACGTGTGTGGACTGGACGGAGATTACATGCGCAAGCCGTTCGGAGACTTGTTGACGCTGATACCGTTGGCCGACAACGTAATAAAGCTGCGATCACTGTGTCGCAGATGTAAAGACGGGACCCCGGCGCTATTCAGTCATAGGATCAAGCAAGATGTGAAAGAGCAAAAGCTCATTGGCTCAGATGCGTATACACCGGTGTGTCGAAAGTGCTATCAGGCGTTTAACACTTAGACAAATCCATTTAAATTGCCTGCGTTATGCAAAAGCAGACGTGATGTCAAAAGGCGAAGGCGCTACCGCGGACTATCCTACTTTTTCTTCATTGGGGGACGCTACTCACACAGCACGAAGACGCCGTGGGAGGAAACCAAAAGGCGGCAAGGTTGTTTCGGCGATGGCGAGCGGGGTCGATGAAGAGTCAAAGGAAATGTCCAACGTAGTCTTACACATCCGGTGCAGTCTCGATGATCTATGCCCGACAGAGCCCACGCTCGACGCGCGGGGGGCATCGAGCGACCTTCCGCAACAACCGTTTGAAACATACGAAGGCATCAGTTCTGCCCAGGAGCCACTTTACCATTACATAGACGAAACATCTCGTTTGCCTCCCGGGGATCGGGACTACAAATCAACCGAGTACGACACCATGATCGTCCGTAAGCTAAAGGAACTCGAAACCTGTCTCCATAAGAACGAGATCTCCGACAAAGAGTCCGCATGCTTCTGGTGTACATGCGAGTTTGACAGCCCGGCCATATACATACCCAGCCACGAGAGTGGCGGCGGCTATGACGTGTATGGATGTTTCTGCAGCCCAGAATGCGCATGTGCTCATCTCATGGAGCGCGACAGGATCGACAGCTCCACAAAGTTCGAGAGATACAGTTTGCTAAACCATCTGTACTGTGATGCGTTCAACTACGCTCATCCAATCAGACCTGCACCCGATCCGCACTACACTCTCGACAAGTTCTACGGGAACCTTACCATCCAGGAATACAGAAGGTCTTTCAGAAACGAACGTCTACTGATGGTCGTTCAAAAGCCGCTGACGCGCATCCTCCCAGAACTACACCAAGACATGACGGACTTCGGATCCATAGCCGGTACGACCTCTTCCGGTGGCGGAAGCGGGAAATACCGCCTTAGGAGAAAAGCGGTTCAACCCGACAAGAAGAGTGTCGTCAGCCACACGTTCGGGCTCACTTAGTCCTCGCCGCATAATTGCAAATCGTCCCTTTGCATGAAACATACAACCACGCCCTTGTGCTTTCCAGTTAGAAGACGCACGTTGTAGAGATCGGCCAGTGGTTCGCCCGGCGGACATTCGTACCCCTCGCCTACACCGCACGCCTCCTTCCACTCCTGGTCTTTGTTGGCGTAGTCCTCCGGACAGGGCAACTTGCATACGGTTCCTCTCTCACCGACAAAGCCCCCGTCCAATATCCACACGATTGATCCCATCGCAATGTCTGTCATAAGCGAGATTGCGATGATACAAGTCACGAGCGGCAAATCAATTTTTCGATCCGCTGCCACCCTTGGCCGTGAATGCGGCGACGTTGTTGTCCATGTACCCACGTATCTCCGCGAAGACCCTTTGGTTGGTGGAGGCCCTGTTCGGAGGCGCCTGCGCCACATGAACGCCCCCCAACAAGTACTCGCGAACAACCTGGTCGCAATCGTAGCTGTGTTCAACGAGTTTCGCGAACGCACATTTCTCGTCGTAGTTGGTCTGGCGCATGATCAACGCCATCTTGCTTTCATGGTCATCCGGCAAAGAACTCATATTAGTAGGTTCAGTAAACTGTATTTAAACGGATAAACAAGAACTTACACAGTAGATGGACATCACACGACGACATGGCCGTGACGTGGACTTGCGCCCCACTATGGACAAGATCCGTTCATGCGTTGAGGAGGTCGTGAGGCCATTAGCTGAATGCCCACCCCATCACACCTACGTGTATAATGCAATTTGTCCGATTCTGCGCGAACTGCCCGAGTACAAGCTCCTTCAAGGCGAGGTCCGACGACTTGCGGCGCAACTGGAAGTTCAAAACGCAGAGTTGGAGCGTATGAAACATGATTTAAACGAGCTATCTAGCGGAGGAGAGGAGATGGTCCTCGAAGTGCGAGATCGTCAGGGACAAACCGCGGGCGACGACGAACGCGAGAGTACGCACGCATGGGAACGTGACGGTGCCAGTCAATGCTCTTCTTCAGATGGTGACTCTGCACCCACATTCCCTCCTAGCACGATTAAGCGAATTATGTTCGGACTTCAAGCCGAAACCGAGGTAACAGAAGACGGTGGGCGTGGAGAAGCCGAAAGGGGGGAGAGCGAAGCCGAAACCGAGGTGACAGAAGACGCTCTGCGTGGCGAAGCCGAAAGAGTAGAGGAGGAGGAGGAGGAGGAGGAGCCTATGTCCGAGGAGGAGGAGGAGGAGCCTATGTCCGAGGAGGAGGAGGTTGTGTCCAAGGAGGAGGAGGTTGTGTCCAAGGAGGAGGAGCCTATGTCCGAGGAGGAGGAGGTTGCGTCCGGGGACGATGAGGACGATGAGGACGATGAGGAAGAGGAGGTTGAGGAGATGATCATTCAGGGCACCAGTTACTACTGCTCCGCTACAACCATCTACGAGTGCGCCCCAAACGGGGATGTTGGCGAAGAGGTGGGTGTTTTCCGCAACAAACTACCCATCTTCCACATGGACGACCGTTCGGATCCAGACGCGGACTTCATATGATTTTAATCTTAACAACAAGTATACATGGCGATACTAAATAAACTGTGTCCTCCAGCGATGCTGTACGTCGGTTTCTCACTCGCGCAAATATTGATCGACACGGTGAAGGGCATGTACAATACGGCTATGTTCAAGTTTCTGGTGATGATCATTTTCACCATACTATTGAATACGCTATGTCGCCAAGGACTTGGCATAATCTCGTGGTTCATAGTCTTCATTCCTTTCTTGATGATGACGTTCCTGACGAGCATATTGCTGTTTGTGTTCGATTTGTCTCCAAACTCAGGGTCGCTTAAGTACGACGTGCACGTGCCCGAAAAGAAGACGGAGAAGAAAAACGAAAAGGCAAAACCGTCCCCACCACCCGCAGAAGTAAACAGGCGCATACCACCCCCGCCTTCGCCGCCTTCGCCGCCACCGGCGCGCGCCTAGAAAGTGATCTGTTTCAAAGCGCTTAAAACAAATATTTTCTATATCTACAGGCAATGGATTTGGATACGACTGCCATGCACTTAGGTTACACTGTCATGATCGGGACCGCCGTGAGCGTAGGATGCGCGGCACTTGCTGCCAGATACCCACGCGAAGCCAACATGCTCCTCCTAAGCGGGGCGCACGCCATCTTCAAGTGGACGGCGAAAGCTACGAAGAAATACGAGGATAACATTAAGCCGGCGCTGGATAACTTGTGTGCAAGTCTGTGCGCGAATATGGGCGGCGGGAGTGACGGGGTCCATGCCCCTCGACTGATCTTCACACGCGCCGGGCGTACCGTCACTGCGATATCTACGTTAGAAAGTATCGCAGAAGCGCCAGTCGACGAGGAGACATACGATATGGTGTTGTATCGCTTCACGGAGGAAAACAAAACACCGGTCATAAGGGCGGACACCGCGGCACAGCTATCCGACGACTTCAAGTGCGCAGAAGAACGCTTCATCAACGTCACTCTCCATGTGGGAGATCAGTCGTACACTTTGAACTTGAAGGAGCCATACGATTTCTTTATAGTAGACAACGTCATTCTCGACAAGGAGTTCGTGTCTTGGTGGTGCATAAGTCGGCTTGGTTTCGACACAGCACCCGAAGACTACAAAGTTACGATCATCGACGGATCGGCAGACCAACTCACACTAGGGCCACGGGACGCCGTGCGACTTGGAGCCACCGGCTACGACACATTAGAAAAGAACGATGGCAGTCCGAAGCCAGACGGCGCGAGCGACGCCGAGGGAGGTGACGCAGATAAACCCCAAGTTGGTGAGGCATGTGCCGAAGGGGATACCCCAGAGCCCACCGCTTGGGTGTCGTGGTTCAGCCGCCCCAAGCAATGATGAAAGGATATAGAAAATTGATCTCTCGTAAAGATATCGGCATGTCGGAAAACGCGACCTCGGTAATGCCGCCCCACGAGACGATAGCCGCCGAAGAACATAGCTTATTTGATAGTTGGACATTGTTCGCCCATCTACCACATGACACCGACTGGTCGCTAAAGAGCTACAAAAGCATTCACACATACAACACCGCGGAAGGTACGCTCGCAGTAGCAGAGACCCTTCCTGACGCACTCGTGCGCAATTGCATGCTGTTCATGATGCGGAAGGGTATCCAACCGACATGGGAAGACACGAGGAACCGCCACGGAGGCTGCTTTTCGTACAAGGTGACTAACAAACTCGTGCCATCTACCTGGCGGAACCTGATGCTATCAGTCGCCGGAGAGACGGCGGCGAACCGCGCCGACATAGCAGGCGACATCACAGGTATTACCATTTCTCCAAAGAAGAACTTCTGCATCATAAAGGTGTGGATGGGATCGTGTCGTTTCCAGAACCCCGACCACATTACGGGCGTAAACGGTCCAGCGGCCCAGGGGTGCATCTTCAAGAAGCAAACACCAGAGTACTAAACACAAACAATGTAGTAGCGCAAAGCCACTACATTATTTTTCTAGGAATGGGATGGTGGAAGAGGAGCTAGGCAGAGCTTTATCTCTCCTAAACTGGCCACGTTGTACTTGACTACAAGTGGGATGTCGTTCTCCAAGTACATTTCAATGTGACTGCACAGGTTCGTACACTTGATGAAGTATGTAAGGTTTTTCAAAGAAAACTCTCCCTGGATAACCCGCGTAGGGCTCTGCTTCTGAATGAACTCCATGCTGCCATCTGACTCGGTGCGTCTTATCTCTGCCTTTGCAAACGCGCCTGAGCATCTAAATACTAGTTCCGTACCCACCGACTCGATCTCTAGCGTGTCCGAAATCACGGAGAGGTCCCTCACAATCTTCTCGAAGTCCGAGCTGGGGAGGTTCAGTATCGAGGAGAACTTCACGTCTGGGTATTCGAGCTCGTCCGCCTCGGGTTCGATCAACCGCAACTTCTGCGTCTTACACTGTTTGATCTCACCATTCTCAAATCGTAACCCCAAGTTCTGCACAACGCCGTCGGAGTAATCAGATCGCTCGATGTACATCGTGAGCGTATCGTCGTTGTCAATAGTATTCACAAGCTTGAAAAGGTGGAACATGTTGACGCCTATAACAATCCTGTCGTACTCACACTCGTAGAGCTCAAAACGATCAGCAGGTAGATAGAGATACACCAATATCGTGTGTGACTTGTCCATATTGATTATCCTTATCCCATCCTTTTGAAAAGTGATGTTGGTTTCAAGTAGGATGTTCTTAAGCGCCGTCATCAGGGTTCTAAAAGGTTGGATTTGAACCGTCTTGATGCGCAACACACAGCCACCCGACACCATGGTAGTATACGCATATTCCACACCACTCTTTAAATGATCTTTCTCTGGCAGTCCCGCCCGAAATCATTATCTGCACCATATGTACCATGGTATCGAACCTCTACGACGGGCTACTCTTCATTATGCCTTTCACCAACGAGCTGGCAAATCTGGCGCGTTCTTATTTCGACCTACCCATATGGGTGTACAACCCACACCCCACTTCAGTCCGAGACGTCATAACGAAGCTCAGCCTCGATACCGTATCCCTCTACGGGGTCATACTCAATCTGCTCGAAGCAAGCGCCCTGAACTTCGACGTGTTAGCACTGTCATTACTTGGACTAGCGCTCCTCGTATTTTCCTTTGTAATACCGACGTTTCTCATCCCTTACATAACGACGAGCGACGTACCGGGACGCAGCGCCATTGCATTGGTAGCCATACTCGCGCTAGCATACGTCGACCGTGTCGCCGTGCATTGGGCCGAACGGTATCAGAGTGTGTTGTCTGAACAAAACACACTTCCCAATGCGAAGACAAAGGGTCGCGCCATCTACTACTTTACAGCTATTATGCTCATTGTAATACCCATATTGTACATTTCCCACATGGCATTTAAACATAAGCTACCCATACTCGCCGCGGTGTTTATCGCGGGCACCGCAACGGCGACTGTACTGATCGAACGCTACGTCGCTGCGGGACCGAGTGGGCCGTACGACCCCATAACCGACGAACTTATCAGATAAACCACCATATCCATGCAGATCATTTATTGATTTGCATAGATAAAGTTAAAGGCACTTGCGCATACCTACACACATGGAAGTAACGGAAGAAAAACAGTACGACGAAGCGAAAGCCAAGTCGATCCTATGCGATCTGTTCGAGCGCTACACATCCAATGCATATATTACTAACAAGCTTCTTCATCATATGTGCGACCAACTCCCTGTCCTCATGCAGCGAGCCGCGGAGCACCAGGTGCAGAGGGAAGATAGAAAACGCTCACTGACCGAGGCCGCCGACGCGTTTGTCGAGCGCTTCCTAGGGAAGAACGTGTACGTGTACTCACATACTGCGTCGATGTTCTTTCACTACGATCGTCTTCACTACCACGTATACAACGAGGACGACATACTGTACGAAGTACTGAGAGGTATCACACATCAACCCAGCCTTCATCCATGGAAGCACAAGATAAAAGTGCACATCCTCAAGAGGATAAAGGAGCGGCCACTGGTATCGTGTATTCCGGATTCGGCAACGATACAGTTTGTAGTGAATAGCCTCCATCCGTCTGTGTTCAAGAGTAGAGTGATGGCGAAATACTTTTTGTGCGTCGTTGGGGACGGATTGTTGAAGAAGAACGAAAATCTGATATACATAACCTCGTCCGACGTCAAGTCCTTCGTCTTAGATATTGCTGCTGACGCCAACTCGCTCTTTGGCCAGAATGCCGTGGCGAGCAGCTTCAAGTATAAATATTACGACCACAACTTCGTCGATTGCCGACTGATCGCTACACAGTTTCCGATCAACGACAAGGTCTGGGAAGGGAGCCTCCGGAAACATATAGTAGATGTGCTCTGCGTCGCCGCACACTACTCAGAGAGATACCGCAACGCGGATGACTTTATGGCGCAACACCGCGATACAGACGACGGGCGCCATGCATTGTATCTGACAACGCGTACGAACGATAGCTTTATTACAGACTTCATACGTTCACATTTGAGTGCCTCGACACAGTCATCGTGCACAATCAGCAGTAAGGCCATGACGTTCCTCTGGAAAAACTATCTAGTCCAGCTAGGAGTTCCCAGCGTCATCTTTGCGTCACAAGTCAAGGCGCTGCTACAAGAGCGATTGTCGTTTGACGTCGAGGAGGACACGTACACACACGTTACAAGCTCATATCTTCCTTCTGCAAGTGCTTTTACGGAGTTCTGGAGAAACGAAATAAGCATCACCGAGGACGAGGACGACGAGCTTGAGATAGAGGAACTTCTCACGTTGCTGCGCGCTAACAATAGAAAGGTCTTCGGGAGCGTGACCACAAATGAACTTCTCTCTATGTTAGGGCACTTCTGCCCGGAGGTGACAATAGATGACGACAAATACATCCAATGCGTCATCTGCACGAGTTGGAATAAAAAAGGGCAGATATCTAGCTTTCTGACGATACTAAGGGACGGGTTATCTGAGCAAACCGGAGAACATACCACTGCTCTTCCACTCTTCGAAGCCTACGAAAGATACGCGGCGCACATGAGGAATAAACAGCCCATGGTGAGCAAGCGCTACTTCGAGCGTTTTATAGGAGAGTATCTTGCCGAGTACATCAACGAAGATGGATGTATTGAGCCCGACTGGTACATCTCAGCCTAGTGCTTCGGAGGAGCCAACGCGTTTGCCAGTCGTCCAGAAAGAACGGCCGCCGCGGCCCACGGTACGAAGGCAGCGAGCAGAGATGGCCATTTGCCGAACCTCTGCAACAAGAAATAATATGAGATATCATATGTGAACAGTGCCAAAAGCATGAAGGCAGCGTGTAAAGCGAAGCTACCTAGTGCCGATTTATCCTTTATAAAAATCACACTGGGAATAAACAGCGTGGGGGCCGAGTATATTAGTCCCGCCACAAAGGGCGACGCGTTGTTCGCGAAGTATGTCTGACCGACGACTATTAGCCCACCTAATATGAACTGCACAACAATGTTGCTCATATTACTATTCTAAGAAGTTAATCTATATGGTCGCCACGTCGATAGTGGGCGGCACGATAGCGGGCGACACGATAGCGGATGTTTCGCGCGGGCGCAAATCAGCTGGCCCGAGAGGGATATCCTCTGGCTCGAGGCACCGGAGGTGGCAACACAAGCGCCACAACAGAGCCTTAAAGCGATAGTAACACCCCTTTGTCTCGCCACGTTCGCCAAACATAGCTCTCTTGTAATCATTTGCATACTGCAACATGTGACTGTGAGTTGATAAAATGCGGCGCTGGTCGTTCACTAGCTGGGAAAACCGAACTAGTTCGCGCTCCCGATCTGCGGCAAGTCTATCATCGTCCGAAACCCCTGACTCAACACCCCAACGCGTGAAGGACTGGTAAGAATCCAGAAGCTTACTGAATAGTCTCGAAAAAGACTCGGTAACTTCCGTATTCTGTGTTGCCATGCGTGTTTCCAAAATACGCTTCTCATAGTTAGCGACCATATTGGGTCGAATACTAAACAGCACGGCCTTTGTCTGACTCAACACCTCGACAGCATGCCCGGATATAACATCGAGGTCGCGATACACGCTTTCTTTGATGAGCACATCATCATTTTGGCGAGTTTGCTCATTACCCAGTCCCAACGCTTTCTCCAGCTCTATGCAACAGCCTTTTACCTTGCTGATACAGTCCACTATGAGGGTGGCCCTTCCACGCGTCTCTTCACATCGCGCGTCCCAAGCGCCCCATTTGAGTACGCTGGACACAATCGTCACCAAGAAACTGAGTACAATGTTCGGTATGCGATCGTGCTTGGCATCAATCACCGCCCTAGGAAGAATAAAAGTGAGAGAACTCATCAGGGTCATGGTAGACGACAGCAGTATAACGAAAAGTGACAATCGTGAATGCCATAGTCTCTGATTTGTGAAAATCCTATGAAAAAGACGATGCTGCGTATTGAGCTCATGTGCATGCCGCTTGAGTAAACTGTATCGCGAGACAAGCTCCCCGTGGGAGACTTTGGTATTATCAGCTGCAACAGTACCATCGTCGGACTGAACAGCCCTACTCTCCTTGTCCCGTGGTGAAGCTTGGCTGAGTGACGGACCGCCCGAGTCTGCTACGATAGGTGCGGATGACACCTTTGTATTTGTCGCTGGGAATAACCGGGCACCGCCTATAGAGCGCTGCGGTGGAAGCGGTTCATGCACGTCGATTACTACAATTTCCTCGCCGTTACCAGACGCGTCGTCGATAGCCTCCATCGGTCCTAATCAAACGGTACAAAATAATATCGAAACCTCACCGCCACCGAGTGAAGTTACGATACTGGCTCAGACCAATTTAGAGATATTGGCGCCTTTTCAACCACATGGCGCACGACGAGGATTTGCAAGATGAAAGATATGCAAGATACCTGAACTCACTGGACGCCCAAGAAAGAACAGACACGATGATGATGGTGGGCAGCCATGGAATGGGCTCCCTGTTTCCTCAGGGTCTCGGGTCTGAGTATGACGTCTCGGAGGACTCTTCGTCGGACGATGCGTCATTGGACGACGCGTCGGGCAATAGCCTAGCGGCTCGCAACGACTCATAGCTCACGTCCTTCCCCACCTAGAGAAGCCAAGTACGACGGCTCAGGACCGAAACTGGGGCACGCACCTATGGCTGCAATCGTGGCCTTATCCTGCGCGTCAGTGATCTCGTCCTTATACCTAAGAACGTCGACCCCAGTGGCGGCCTCTATCTCTTGAGGGGTGGCAACGTCCAGCAAAGCGTAAAGGTAACCTGCGCCGTAGTTTGCGTGCAAAACCGCGATCATGGGAACCTCGTCCTGCTTTGCGGCCGTAGACCATCGCGCTGACTGCCTCAGCAACGTCTTAATTATGTCCCGTTTGACAGCATCGCCGTCGGAAAACCAATGGCACATCTTACCCACCTTTGTTAGCAAGTACATCGACACCAGTCCCACCACCACGCCTACGAATACGCTTCCATAATCAACTTTCATCATACTTATCTTGTATAACATTACGCAAGAAAAGTACATTCTAGAGTTTTGACGTGGAGCCCTTAATGCTTCCGGCTCTTCTTGTGCGACTTCCGGCTCTTCTTGTGCGACTTCCGGCTCTTCTTGTGCGACGTCCGGCTCTTCTTGCTGCCAACACGCACCCAGCCAAAGTGACCCTTCTTCGTGCCGTAGCCAGCCTTCACCAGACGGTTGTCCTTCTTCGCGCTGCGGGACTTGTTCGCCGACACGATACGACCGAACTTGTTCATCTTCAGGTCCTTCTTCTCAAGACCACCTGAAGTGTGCTTCGCGCTCCCGTTGAACACCTGTCTCCTGCTTCCTGTAGTCAGCATACTATACATCTATGCAAGATTTTATTTCGCCGTGGCACGTACTCCCTAAATAAACGAATTACGTATAGGACCTCGCGCCCCCGCCGGTGCGCCGGCGTTGCTACCAAACGCGTTAACTTCTTGGCCTTCGACTACCGAACGCGTCCTTCCCGGAGCTCGCGAAGCCATCCCCACCATAAAGACCTGCCTGGCTATCTCCCCTCGAATTGGCGTCACATAACCAGTGTTCTGGGGATTGTACAGGACGCGCGGAGGGCAGCCGAGTGGGACGTCGACGCATCCCAAGTCGATCCCCGCAGATGATGCATAGTGACGGAACCACGGAGTGTCTATAGAAGCGGTGAAGATAAGTGTCAGCGCTGAGGACCCTGTGTTTTGCGCCCCGTACACGTCAGTAACGCCCCCACTACTCAGACTAAGTAAGTAGTGACCGTAGGACGGGGCCGTGACCTGCAGGTCGATAGATTCGCTCGGCCCACTGACTGAGGCAGCACTGACGACCACGCCAGCGGGAATGGACAGCGCGCTGGGAGAGAAGTCAACCAGTGGCGCGTTCCCGACTACCTTCACGGTCGTGGTAAGCTGTCCGATCACGACCCGTGGAACGGCGGAATCTGACACAGGGACTATAGATACTCTCAATGCGCTTACGTATTCCCAGCGAAGACTACTGGTGACCGCCGATGGCCGTCCGTGCACACTCTCAACATTCCCCGCTGCGAGCGTAATCGTGTACTTTTGCCCATCGACTGGGACAACCATTCGCACGCTCAGCGTAAAGTCTTGGTTCGGGGCAGCACCCGGCGTGGCTTTGATAGACGACAACACTAGTCCTTCACTCAGCGAAAAGTCCGCGATAAAGGGCATCTCAATGGGGACGGTGGACGACAGTGAAACCGTTATCGTGCGCATGTAGAACACTTTGTGGCTGCTGGTTATGTCCGAGGAGGTGAGCGACACCACGGGGGGCACACCCTCGTACTCCCAGTCGAAGGGTAAACTAGCTAAATTATAGTTTCCGGCCCTATCCTCGTAGGTATCCGCAAGCACTTGGGCCCGATACGTTCCTGCAGCCGGCGCAGGTATCACAACGTCATAAAGTGTAGAACCACTGCTCGACGCCGTCGCACTATATCCCGTTATGACGCCGCCCGCCGCGTCCGTGACATGTATATTAGAGCGACCGAATGTTCGCGCCGGTCGGATCGTATTGACCACAACCCGCATCACATCGTGCGTGGTCTTGCCCCCGCTAGTAAGCCCCATGGAAGGTTGGGCTGTGATGGTGGGTGTCGGCCGCGCCGTAGAGAAGCTCCATGAAAACGGAGCAGACTCGTTGTTTGACAGTCCGGAGCGATCGGTGAACGTATCGGCAAGAACCTGAATACTATATGTACCTGGTACACTCACATCACTCGGGTGAGCTATTACACTATAAACGGTCTCGCTCACCGGAGTCCACCCAGACAGCCCAATACCGCCCGTGGTGTGCACGTCGCCTATCGTAAACGACCCCGGTGCCGTCGGCTCGTCGATAGTAAGCTCCACAACTACCGCAGCCACGTTGGTTATCCCTCCCGAAGATATCGGGACGTTCGATCCACCCTCTTTTGCCGAGATAGTAACGGAGGGCTTAGTATTGTTGTAAGTCCATGACCAAGCCACCTCCTTAGCACTCGCATTGCCAGCCGTGTCCACTATCCCGCCGGCCGGCACCTTCAGTGTATAACTCCCTTCTTGTAAAGTCACTACCTGCACCATCATCGAGTAATGTGCCTGAGTAGTCGCCACGGATAGCACGTGTGTCGTACCCGACGGGCCCGTCAGCGTCACGGTAGGCTGAACGGCGACCGCATCGCTCACATCAATCTTAAAAACGTTCGTGTCGAGATGAGTGAACCCGCCATTGACCAACGATCCATCACCCGCATACAAAATCACGGGCACCGGAGGCGAGTTCGTATAAGTCCAAGCATACTCACCAGTAACCTCGTTCGCATTCCCTGCTCTGTCATGTACTGACCCCTTCGGCAAAGACAACTTACACGGTATAGTTACATCCGCTGTTTGCGCGCCGACGTTTACAGTTGCCCTACATACCGCCCCTTCTTGGGTGTAAGAAAAAGAGGCTGTTGAAGGAGAAACAAGGAAGTCCGCCTTCGACACTACCACTCCACTTTGGTTGAACGTTACGTCGAACTCTATGGACTCCCTATTCGTGATCCGCCCGGTTGCCAGCGGGACCACAGGTTGGATAGTAGGAACTGGTGGAACATCACTGTAAACCCAGCTGAAAGAGGTTTGTTGGCTGGCCCGCCCGTATTCGTCGGTGAAGGCGCCCTCGCCGAAGCCCATGGTATACGTTCCGTCAGACGGACTGCTACCAAGACTGACTACGAACTGGTACGTTGTTGCAGACTTGACACGGTGCGTAAATGTAGCACCATCAGTGCTGGCTATTTTGTTAACGTCCACCGAACTAATTACAAGACTGCCCGTTACCGTCAAGGTAATGGTTGACTCGTTCGTTATGCCCCCCAGCGCAGCGTACGTAGTAGGAATGTTACTTGCCACGGACAGTGTGAGTGGTGCGTCATTGTAATGCCACGTGAACGGGCTCGACGCATTGTTGGGCTGCTCTGCCAGATCGTTGTATGCCCCGGCTCGGACAGATAGTGAAACAGAGTTGACACCTGTCACCGTCGCCTCCAGCTCATAAGTATCACCGTGCTCCCCCTGCGCCGCGATCAGCTTGCGGGGGTGCGCAATGCTGACTACAGTTGGATCAGCTGCAGTGATATAGGACGCCCGAAACGGCCCACCGCTTATTCCGTCTGGAACGTATATCCGCAAACTAATCGGGTTTATATCGGTGTATGCACCGTTGGAGATGTCTACCGCCGTTATCACAGGAGTTGGTGGAACATTTGTATAAGTCCAGTAAAACGAAGAGGCAGCCTCATTGATCTGACTACGGTTGTTCACTGCCCCGGCCGCCACCTTCACCCAACAGTCCACGGTGAAGTCCGCCAGTGGGTCCATGTCGGCTAACTGGAATAGCGCTGAATATACCTGGCTCCCGGAGGAAGCGGTATTTATACCCGAAAAGGAAGATGGTGCGGCTAGCGATGCAGAATGGCTGATGTCTCCCAGCTCAAACGGAACGCTCGACGGACTCACAGTAATATCCAATGCGATACTTTTCCTCGTTGTAAGCGAGTGGCTCTGGACATGCCCCGCAATAGTCACCACGGGCTGGGTGGGTGCGAAAGTCCACGAAATGGTGCTCTCACTCGCGGGCTGCACACCTCCAAGATCGGACGTGCTGAAGGCAGTGTGTTTAAAGTCCACCTCCGCGTGGCCCTTTTCCAAGGGCTCCATCGTAAACACGTAAGATAGTTGAGGCGTGGCGCCCGATGGGGAAACACCGGTTATCTTACAGTTGGTGAGCACTATATCGGATAAGCGCGGGAACACCTTGTCGGTAAATGTCAGCAGGGCATCGATCGATAGAAGGGCGCTTGATTGGGCAGTGTTGAACGTCAAACCAGTCGTGGCGGACACTACGGTGTATGTGGGGTCTACGTCAGTGTAAGCCCAATTAAAACTAAGGTCCTCGGCTGCCACGTTCCCGGCGAGGTCGACAATAGATGAGGCCGGTATCAGAAGCACGAAGTCCCCCGGTGTGCTCGTGTTAACCGAGAAACAATAACGAATATGAGGAATCGTCCAAACTTGATTAACTACGTTGCCGTCACCAGTAGTAAGCATGATATCGGTGACGGCGAACAAAGGGCAAGGTTCCGAGAAGCTGATGTCAAACTCTACACTAGAGATATGGGTCAAGTGACCCTCATAGATTTCGCTTGTTGTTAATTGTGCTATCGGAGCAACATTTGAGTATGTCCAGTCGAAGGATGATGACGCCGACGAGTCTGAGGCATACTTGTTTTTCACTATTCCTGCCGGCAGACTAATAGTGTATGTTCCGTTTTCAATGGCATATGTCGTGAAGGTTAGTTGTTGATTGGAGACGTCCAACGCTGTGTTGGTCACCACCACGTTCCCTTCCACCTCCACGTTCCCATACATCCCACTCGCGAGCGGCTGATTAAACGTAGCGACAAAATCCAAATATTCTCGGTTTGTCACGGCACCTGAGACTAACCCACTACTGACGGACAGTGTAGCCGACGGACCGGCAATTTGACAACTCCAACTCAACATGTTGCTCTCCTTATTCCAGTTTTGGTAGCTGTCGTGGATCTTGTCCTGCGGCATATAGATCGAATACGCGCCATTTTCTGGCACCGTGACTGTAAATGTGTAGGCCAACGCAGAAACATGGTCTAAGGATGAGATGACGATTTGACCAGCGTTAACAGAGCTCGGAGGGTGGCACACAATGTCGTCATGTGCAAGCCCATCACATGGTTCGCTCAAGGTCATCTCGAACTTTAGCACGGGGAAAGGATAGGATGACCCTTTGTATGCATCTAGAGCCGAAGACAAGAACCTCACCGTGGGACGTTCATTCGAATACTGCCAGCCATACACAGCCGACGCAGCGTTCTGCGTGCCGTTTACGTCCGCGAACGCACCTTGTTGTACCTGGACGGCGTACTTCCCCTTCAATGGGAGTAAGACGGCGCTAACCGTGGATGTTGGCACGCTGGCCCTTACGGAGATAGATTGGGGCCAGGGTTGTCCGGCGGCGACCACCTGCCCCGGAACGAGTTGTATCGCTGGTCCGGGATGCGAGTAGCCGCCCGTAGTGACAGCAACGACTTTAGTTATGTCGAAATCGTATATAGGCTCGTTACCTCGGCAACTGATGGAGAGTAGAATGGTCTCCTGACTGGTCTTAGGGTCGGTGCCGATCAAACTACTGGATACGTCCACTTGTGGAGGAGCATTGGTGTATATCCAACCGAAAGAAAAGGAGGCGTCGCTTGAAGCGCTGCCAGTGCCGGCTGAAGACACGAGCGCGCCCAGTTCACAAGTTATGCTACATTGAGCGAGGTAACCCACCGCGCGAGACCCCGGTTGGGATACAGTGAAGGTCCAATTCTCGTCGCTACCAGTAAGGCCCTTGATTACCATATCGTCGGGGTCAAGTGTACATTTAGTCGTGTGCACCGCGGATAGCGGTTCGTTTGCGACCAAGACCATGCTAATGTCCTCTTTGGTCGTCGGCTGCCCCGCACTAACGTCGAGCGAGTAGAAGTTGTTCAAACGTGGGGGCTGGTTCTGGTAGTGCCATGTGACCACATTGGATGCCGTGTTCGAAACGTTGTCCGCGTTTACAGCATTGGCCGGCACGGAGACAGTGTATAAGCCCTCGCCTGTCACCGTGATTGTGACTTCGTACTGGTCAGCGCCAGCTTGGCCCACCGCACCAAAGGTCGCCTCAGGCGCCCCACTGGGTGCCACCACGGTGATCGAGCTCTCGTCAAACCCAGTAACGTCCTGGTCGAAAGTGAACGTTGCTGTCACTTCCGACGCGTTGGTCCAACTCCCACCGGACAGCGCACCCTGCGGCGTCGAGAGTGTTATCTCAACAGTAGGCTGCGACTGCACGTAGGTCCAAGATATCGACGGTGTGCCTGAACCTGCAGTTCCGTAGTGATTACTGAGCCTGCTTTGGTCAACTGATACCCCACAAGCTATACTGACGTTCTCATCGCTCCCCGTGGGGACGTCGACCGTCGCGGTAGCCGTGTACACTAGAGGGTTAGTCGTACTCTGCTCCCAATCTGACAACGTTACATTGGTTACATCGACGTCGCTCTGGGCAAACGCCACCCCAGACTGGTTCAGTGTGAAAGTTAGCCCAACGCTCTTCCGTGTAACTCTGGGCCCGAGGGTCACGTCCGCACTGATGGTCACCTGTGGGGTGAGTGCTTGGAACCGCCAAGACAGTACATTCGACGCCGCTTGAGAGTTTCCGAATATATCTGTCAGGATGCCGGCTTTTAAACTAATTGTGTAGGTTCCGTCACCATTTACTGTAGCAGACCCTTGCCATTGCGTACGTCTGGGAAGGTAAGAGGCAGCCTGAGAAGGGGGATCGATATTGGTAGGCGCATCTATTGTCATGGCCAAATGAGCAACTCCAGACGTATTGGTGCTAGTGATGTCGAAGTCTTCCTTAGAGATGGTTCCATGTCCACTTTCTGCTTGAGAAGAACTAATGATCGTAAATGGGACAGTTTCAGTAGAAATAGTTTTGTTTGCGTCCGCGGACGTTATACTTACGGTCATGGGCTCGTCTAGGTAGGTGAATGAACAGTCCACAGGGTTGTTAAACGTCTCTCCTTGAAACACGATTCCCTCTGCCAAGGTAACTAGATATGGACCGTCTGGGCCCTGTGGGTCCGCGGCGATAGACCATGTTGTTCCAGCCTCATTTACGTCAGTAATGGTGAAGTTCGATGGCGGGACTGACGAGAACCACCCCGTCAAGTTTCCGCTGGCGTCTCCCTTAACACCTATTTGCGCGGCAGATGGGATAGTAAGCGTTAGTGAAGCTTCTGTGTTTACGTAAGGTGTAGTAGTCTCTAGCGTTACGTCAAAGCCTGCAATGGGGTCGTATATCCACTTGGTCCAGCTGTTTATGGATTTGAAACTAGGACTGGGTGACAGACCCGAGACATTTCCAACTACCGGCTCCACCGTTACAGCCGCGGTAATAGCCGAAGTGGGGTTATCCAAGAATACACATTCAGCGGTCCCGTACAGGAGGGGCAAATAAAAGTTAACGTCGTACCCCCCGTTAGCTGCACTGAGCGGCGGCGCGAGTATGGTGCAGAGGCTCACATCCAGATAGAACACTAATTGTGATTCGCCATCTATCGTCGAGACTTGTGCAGTGCCGCTTGTCCCTATTACTGAAGGAAAGGGATTGCCTTCAAGATGAGGATCAGTGCGAACAGCCTGTCTGTTCGCCTCGTTAACTGTCGTAACATCGATCGCCATTGGGAATAAAGAACGGAATGTCAGAGATACGATGTTATTACTCGTTGTTGACCCGGGCAATGGAGACCCCGTAGTGTAAGATGATGAAGACAAAGTGAGAGTGGCCTTATCCGAAGGGATAACGGTGTAGGGCCCTGCTCGTCGTGCCGAAGGGGCATTCCCTACATCTAGGTCGGCATTTGTCGTGTTGCAAGTAAACGTTCCTCCCTTCACGGCAAACTCATACGTACCCGGTCCTACGACCGAAGTTATCGGGATAACGATCTTGTGCTTGAGACCGTCTGTCCCTATTTGAACTAGGCTAGGAGCACCCAACGTTATTTGCACCAAACTCAGATCTTCGCTTGACCCACCGTCAGTATTGGAGGGGAATGTTCTGTAAACATCCACTATTGACTCTCCTGATGAGTAGCTCCCGGAGTCAAGCGCGTTATTGGGAATGTACGTGTTGCTACCAGACGGGTCCTCAAGTGAGATTTCGATATTCCCAAGATTTGTAGAGGTAGAGCCATCTTGAACCACCGCCGTTTGGCTAAGCGTAAGCACAGGAATCGGGTATGCTGCACGTTTTAAAGTTATGACATTTGAGGCTACGTTCTGGGTGTCGGCAGCACTTTTGAATGAATTGGCAGGAATCGAAACAATTATGTCTACTCCCGGGTCGGGGGCCACATCGAAAGAGAAAGAAGTTGGCTCGCTCTGAAAAAATGAAGAGGCAGGTGTGGTCCTAAGATTAGTTGGTGGATACCCTGCCGGAGTAATGGTTATATCTTCCAGTGTAAAACCAACTATTCCAATCGTACATTCCATTATGATCGTGACGGAGGCTGCATCTGTAAAGTACTGTCCAGCCTCGGCCCAGTTCTCCGTTGCTCCAGTAGCGGTAAGATTCGGTTGGGCCTTCTCTAGAGAGGTCGTCCAGTTGAAGTCTACGGCCTCAGTTTGACCAGCGCCTAGTTTAGTTGCTGGAATAGAAACAGAATGCGTTTGCCACTGAGTCCAACTATCGGCAACCAACGATCTAACAGCTATTTCTCGTTGTTGAGTGAGCCAATATGTGCGTGGATATGCATTTACCTCGCTAATAGTTACATAAGGGTTTGTAAAAGATGTGATGCTCCCGCCCGTGGAGTAGTATCCTTGTGCATTACCCGCGGCTCCTAGCTGAGATGCGGCGAGCGTGTCCCCTGCGTATAGGAAATAAGCTCCTTGTGTTGCTGTTCCCTGCGAGGCAAGTGCCGCTGTTTGTGCTGCAGAAGCGGACCCCCACCAGGGTGTAGACGTTACTTTCTTTTGAAACTCATTCACAAAGGCCACGACATCATTATAGTTATCGTATCGCGTAGGAGCAATCGTATCCACAATAGTTTGCATAACAAGCTCGGTGGTGATAGACATAGAGTATTGACCCGGTTCGGAACTCTGTGTAAACCCTACCAACGTCATTGAACTGGGGGGATTTAACGTAATCATGGTTGCATCGAACGCAGTGGAAGCAGGATATATCTCGACTACGATAGGAATGGTATTCAAGGATGTTACGCCACCGTTCGTGACTGCGGAAGAAGTAATCAGTGCTAATACTTCCTCTGGATCGGTAATCCAAGACACGGTATTCGATAGGGACGATGGGGTGCTCGTAGCAATATCAGGGTAAATCTCGGTAACGTCAAAACTAATAAAACTGGAATATTGATTGCCCAAGTACTGCCCTGCGTCTGGATTCGATGAAAGAAATGACGCTGGGGTGCTGTGAAGGATGTCCCCAACGCAGAACCCGTTCCCGCTGCTAGAAACAGTATAGGATTGAGGATATACAGCTAGGCCAGATCCTCCTATGCTCTCATAGTACCCTATAAACGATCCGTAGTCCGAATATGCATATGAGCCCAGTTTGGGTTTAATATTTGCCCAATCGTAATTCATGGTGACACTAACTGTTCCCCCGGGTAAAGCCTGAAGCGAGCCCGATACCGCTTTTGCGACTTTGTACTCAGCAATAGCCGTGCCTGTTCCGCCATAAGAAGTATAGGAGGCCCAAAACTGCCCATCAGCATCGACCTGACGCGCGCTTCCCGGAAGGTCTGAGAAGTCGTCCGCAGAAAATACTCCCCTATAGCCCAGAATGCTGTAGATTCCTCCACTACCGATGTAATTAACTGTGATCTCTTTCACTCTTCCTACTATACCCATCGGGAGAGGATTGTTATAACCTTGATTCATAAATCCAACTATTCCCCTAGTCTTATAAGTAACTACATCAAGCCCTCCTTCTGATATGAAAGCGGTGAAAGGGCCTGTGTTCCCAGCTTCCAGAGTACTGGGCAACGTTGTTATTTTAAAGAGCGATCCTCCTGCGGTTTGTGTTACTTGCACGCCCGGGGAGGCGGTAATATCACTTGGTTTAGGTGGGGGCTCGAAAGGCCCTCCGGCCACTTTTAGATAAACCGACTGACCGTCAACTGTATGCGGGCCATCAGGAGCGAGAGGGGCCGCGATAGCGCTACCGGCGGCATCTACTAATGAAACGGTAACGGCAACAGTAGAACTATCTCCCATAACTGTATTATCCCCCGATTTTAAATACTAAGCCGGAACTTTAAAACATTAATCTCAAAAATTGATTTCAAGAATATTTTCTCCCCCACATCCACACACTCAGCACATGCCGTCTCTTAAGGACACATACCAACGCAAGACTGATAAGCAGCATGTTCTTGACAATCCGGACACATACACCGGCAGCATGACCCTCGTGGAAACATCCTCCTACGTACTTGGGGAAGGCCCAAAGATCGTGGAAAGTGACATCGAGATCATTCCCGGTCTATACAAACTGTTTGACGAAGGCCTCGTTAACTGCAGAGACCATGTCGTGCGCATGGCACAGTCCGTGGACCCTACCGATCACCGTGTGTCAAAAATCGAAATCGACATCGCAGAAGACGGCACCATTACGCTCCTTAACGATGGAAACGGTATTGATGTCGCTATGCATCCCGAGCACGACATGTGGATACCTGAGATGGTGTTCGGCCATCTGCGAACCTCCACCAACTACGACAAGTCTGAAAAGAGAATCGTCGGCGGAAAGAACGGTTTCGGATTCAAGCTCGTTCTCATCTGGTCGACATGGGGTCGCGTCGAGACTGTCGATCACAAGCGTGCGCTCAAGTACACACAGGAGTTCCACAACAACCTCACAACTATCGATAAGCCCTCCGTCACGAAGTGCAAAGTCAAACCATACACAAAAGTGTCGTTCAAACCCGATTACGCTCGTCTTGGCATTCCAGGACTGTCGACCAACATGCTAGCCTTACTGAGAAGGAGAGCGTATGACGTTGCAGCCATCACTGATAGTACCGTGAAGGTCAAACTTGACGGTAGCTGGCTGACGACCAAAACCTTCCAGCAGTACGCCGATCTTTATCTTGGGCCGAAGGGAGAGTTCCAGCGCTTCCACGAAGAAGCCAATCCAAGATGGGAGTACGTGGTCGCACTTGCCCCGAAGGAGGAGTTTACACACGTCTCGTTCGTGAACGGCATCTTTACGTCAAAGGGTGGCAAACACGTGGACTATGTAACTAATCAGATCATCCGCAAACTGGTCGTCCTGATCAAAAAGAAGAAGAAGGTCGATGTCAAACCCAACACGATCAAAGAACAACTGCTGCTCTTCTTACGATGCGACGTCGAGAACCCAGCGTTCGAAAGCCAGACCAAAGACTATCTCAGTACACCTGTTGCGCAGTTCGGCTCGTCCTGCGTGGTAACCGATAAGCTTATTGAGAAGATCGCGAAGATGGGGGTGATGGATGCAGCCTGCGCGCTTACACAGGTAAAGGACACACAAAGTGCCAAGAAAACGGACGGAAGCAAAACCCGAATGGTGCGTGGTATTCCCAAACTCATCGACGCCAACCTGGCTGGCGGCGAGCGCGCATCTGAATGCACAATCATCTTGTGTGAGGGGGATTCGGCTAAGGCTGGTATTGTCTCTGGGCTGACGAAAGCAGATCGTGACACGATGGGTGTATATCCTATGCGTGGCAAGATGTTCAACGTGCGCGGTGAGACGGCCAAACGTGTGAGCGAGAACAAAGAGGTGTACGAGATCAAAAAGATACTCGGCTTGGTCGCTGGGAAAGAGTACACGCCCGAAACGATCAAAACGGCTTTGCGGTACGGAAACATCTTGTTCATGACAGATCAAGACTTGGATGGCAGTCACATCAAGGGGCTCGGCATTAATATGTTCCAATCACAGTGGCAGTCTCTCACCCAGGTCATGGGCTTCATCGGTTTCATGAACACACCAATTCTGAAGGCACAGAAAGCCGGGAAAGTCGTACCATTCTATAGCGAGGGGGAATACACCGCATGGTGTCAAACGAATGATCCTAAAGGGTGGAAGGTGAAGTATTACAAAGGGTTAGGCACGAGCACGGGAAAGGAGTTCCGCGATTACTTCCAATCTAAGAAGGTGGTGACCTTTGAGCATGGGGGCGACGAATGTGACGATTCGATCGACATGGTGTTCAATAAGAAACGTGCTGAGGATCGGAAGCTATGGCTGTCCAACTATGATCGGAGTGCGTTCTTGGACACCTCTGCGCTGTCTGTATCATACAAGAGCTTTATCGACCGAGAGCTCATTCACTTCTCAAAGTACGACTGCGACCGGTCTATTCCCAACATCATGGACGGATTGAAGACCAGTTTGCGCAAAATATTGTACGCTGCGTTCAAGCGCAATCTCAGGAACGAGATCAAAGTAGCTCAGTTCAGCGGCTACGTGTCCGAGCACAGTGGATATCACCATGGTGAGAGCAGCCTTAATGGAGCTATCGTTGGTATGGCCCAGGACTACGTAGGATCGAATAACATCAATCTACTGCTCCCCAACGGTCAGTTCGGCACGCGATTGCAGGGCGGAAAAGACTCAGCGTCTGAAAGGTACATCTTCACACAGCTCAGTCCCATCACGCGTGCACTGTTTCCGTTGGACGATGATAGCGTATTGGAAAGAAAGGACGACGATGGGTCACTTGTAGAGCCCGTGTTCTATGCGCCTGTAGTGCCCATGTTGCTCGTAAACGGGAGCAAAGGGATCGGTACAGGTTTCAGCACGGACATTGCATCCTACAATCCGGGCGACGTGATCGCATACTTACGATACAAGCTGGCCGGCGCGGAGGGTGCGCCACCGTCGCGTATGCACCCGTACTACCAGGGCTTCAACGGTATCGTCATGCCATGTGACGACACGTGCAGCAGATACATCATCAAAGGTGTATGGAAGCGCGTGAGCGACAAGTCAATCCGCGTTACCGAGCTGCCCATTGGGTATTGGACGGACGACTTCAAGCAACATCTGGAGGCGCTTATCTGTCCGGTGGCGCCGACGGGGAAGGCATGTAAGGTCAAACCCATCGTGAAGGACTACAGTGATATGAGTACGGACCAAACAGTCGATATCACCATCTCTCTCGTTCCGGGAGTACTGGCGAAACTGGAGGCCGAAGTTCACCCTCATGGGTGCGATGGTGTGGACAAGCTGTTCAAGTTGTCCACGTTCCACAGCACCACCAATATGCATGCATTCAATGAGAAGGAGCAACTTCGTAAGTATGGGTCCGCGGAGGAGATCGCGGACGCATACTACAACGTAAGGATGGGCATCTATATGGAACGGAAGGCCCATATGCTCGAACTATTAGGACAAGACGTGAAGCGACTAAGTAACAAGGCACGATACGTCAGCCTCGTGCTGGATGACACGATCGACCTGCGAAAGAAGACGCAATCGCAAGTCGATGAGATGCTTAGTAAAAATGGTCTGGAACGGCACGAGGATGGGACCTTCAAATACCTCGTCAAGATGCCCATGGACAGCGTCACCGCAGAGTGTGTATCCAGACTACTAAAAGAAAAAGGCGATAAGGATGCAGAACTCGCAGCGTTGGAGGGCTCGACCTTGCGCGGTTTGTGGGAAAAGGATTTGCTCGACGTGGAAGCCGCCTACAGGGATCATATGGAGGAGCTAGAGAGAAGTCGAGGACACGTCGATCATGCGGCGGGAGGGAAGAAGAAAAAGGGTCGTAAGCTCACCTTGAAATAAGTCTGGATGACGTACGTACCGGTCGGTTACTTAGAACCATCTTTTCAACTCAAGTGTCTTTGTGCGGTACGACGAACTCACGGGAGCTTGCATCGGCATGGCGAGTGTCGACGCGTCTCTCTTATACTTCACGTAGCCATCCGCCTCTCCGTACACTTGTGGGATCGCATAGTCGAGAACGAGCTGATTAAGCTGTTCGATTTGACCCGTGATGTCGTCGGGACGGTTCATCGAACTTTGGAGAAAGACGCTGCGCATGATTATCTTAAGGGTGTCGCAATCCTGAGGGGCGATTACATACCTCCCTTGGGACATCTTATAAACGCCGGCCTTGATGCCGTTTTGAACAATCGCAATGTTCCCTTCGCAAAAGAACAACCTGGACAGAGGCGTATCCTCCCAGTTACCAGTCATCGCGTCGGGAAAGCTCTCGCAGGACTTCGCCGGTATTCTATCGTACAACATGAAAAGGGCATCTGTGCACGGCTCCATGATATCTACCCGCCCGTTAGCACATGGCTTTGACATATACTATTGCGGAAGAAAATATTGTGAAGAATATATATATATACATGGTGTTCCAAAAGACCGTCGCCATTATCGCTGGTGTTACTTTGTTAATAGCGCTTTGCGCTGTGGCTTTTCTTGCTTATCATGCCAAGAACAATGTCAACTATCCACCTGTATCGGCACAGTGCCCCGACTATTGGGAGGTGCAGGAGGTCAATGGGCAGAGCACATGCGTGAACAGCAAGAACCTCGGCAAGAGTAGCTGCCCGAGCAGTATGAACTTTTCCGTTTCTCCGTGGGCGGGAGACAAGGGCCTCTGCAGAAAGAGAGACTGGGCCCGCGAGTGCGATATCACGTGGGACGGTGTAACCAACATGGATCTTAAATGCTAGTGCAATCATGTTATGCTACATATTTTCCCATCCTATTCTAGTAAATGGCTGATTGGATATTCATCCATTTACCCGTCGAACTCCTAGACATCATATGGCAACACGTCCCATCGTCTGCGAAGTTCGTTTGTAATAGAAGTCTGTACTCTGAGCACCACGAAGCGTTCGTTGCCGCCATGCCCTCCCGCCAGTACCACGCATACATCAGAGACATGGTGCGAAACGATTGCGCATTCGTAGTCAAACATCTGCTTGTCGAAGAACGCTCGCGGTGGGGTGAAATCCGGATGTATCACTTCGGTGGGTTTATTTACGACAAATATGAAACCTTTCTGCGGTCACTTTGTCGTGTCTATGGGTCGGGACGTACACTGGCCTTGCTAGATGCATCGACCGTACTCGAGACGCCAAAGGGAGGGCGAGCAAAGGCATATAAAAAAAGGCGTGCTTTAAAAGTTAAGCCAGAATGGACAAATTAAACATGAACTCTCTACTCGGAAGAACAGAGCTAGCCGCGAGAGTCGTAAGTCTCTTGATGGAGGCGCTATCAGCCAAAGGGGACCTGACTGTTAAAAAAGGGATATACATATCGGGAAGACCGGGCTGTGGCAAGACGCGGTTCATCGCCGACATTTTAAACGAGGCTGGTCTCGACATGGTTTCGTTTGACGCGGGGGACATTCGCAACAAGTCCGTCATCGAGACCCTTACGCGGGACAATATGGCGAACCATAATGTGTTGAGTATGTTTGGAAAGAAGTCGAAGCCGTTAGTTATCGTGATGGACGAAATAGACGGGATGAATAGTGGAGACAAGGGCGGAATCAATTCGCTAATCAAGGTCGTCCGTCCGAAGAAGACCAGAAGACAGAAGACAGAGGAATACACGTCTAACCCCATTGTATGTCTCAGCAACTTCCACGTGGACAAGAAAATACGTGAACTGATGAAAGTGTGTCATGCGTTCTCCCTCGACTCGCCAACGGATAGCCAGATTAGGGTTATCGCCCACAGAGCGATGCCAACGGTAACTGACGATGTGATTGATGCTTGCGTCGGCTTTGCCCAGGGGGACCTTCGCAAACTGCGTTTCCTTATCGGCATACACGATACGAAATACAGCATGCTGCGAAAAGATGTCATCGAAGGTGCTTTGCGTCAGAAAAACTACAATGAGGACACGCGGGACATAGTCCAGAACTTGTTCAACCACGACTACGACTTCTTAGACCATGCATCCGTAATGAATGAGACAGACAGAACTATTGTTGGCTTACTGTGGCACGAAAACGTTACTGACCTGCTCGTCAAACAGGACAAGATGCAATCTGTTAGGTTCTATCTCAAGGCTCTCGAGGCCTTATGCTACGCTGACTACATAGACCGGGTCACGTTCCAAAGACAGATTTGGCAATTCAACGAGATGAGCTCTTTAATAAAGACTTTCTACAACAGTTGGCTTTATCACAACACTTTCACAACGATACCTAGATACAACCCTTCTGAGGTCCGCTTCACGAAGGTGCTAACGAAATATAGCACAGAGTACAATAACACCACGTTCGTTCAGTTTCTATGTCAGCAGCTAGGTGTCGATATAAAAGATATGATAGCGATGTTCTTACATTTCCGAGAGACCGTCACGATCGACGACCTTGCCGCGACGCTTGATCGATATTCCATCACCAAGCTGGACATAGGACGGCTTTACCGATATCTCGACAAATACGCTGAGGAGAGCGACACGGTGCCAGAGTAGCACCATAGAACAATACATGGAAGAAAAACATCCATATATTGAGGATAGATGTGGCACCGGTGGCGCGTCTAGTTGATCGACTGCACGACCAAGCGACGCTGATCCTCCCACTTTCGGACCACGGCGTCAGGCACCTCGCGCTCGGTGTGTCGCGTGTAGTCACCAGGCGAGTCGTAGTAGTACCAATCTGACTCCTTCTTCCCACAGTTGGACGCGTCGCACACCTTGAAATACAGCCTTTCACTCGGACTACCGACGCAATGCTGGCAATAGACGCCAGTCCCCGCGTGACGGATCAAGCGTCCCTGTGTGTTAGAAGCGAACGGAGGATATTCCACAGGCCCGCTGGGCCGGGCAGGGGAAGCCTCTTCTGCCCCACCGGCCGTCATGTCATGGACTAAATCGGTCAGAACCTCGCTGGCGTGCGTCATCGTGCTGGATATGCTTGTTTCTGGAGCATAAACGTCAAATCAATTTTTTGCTTTATCCCTATGTCCACGTCTTCTTCTTCTTCTCTCTTGTCTCTTCACTGCGCTCCAGCGCAGCCTCAAGTGACGACACACGCCCTCGAAGAGCTGCCACCTCGTCAGTTTTTGACTGCAGCTCCGCCTGCATATGCTGCATCATTTCCATAGTCTCCCGTGCGCTCAGCGACCTGGGCTCTCCGTTCGCTCCTCGAACCACGATCGCTGGCTGTATCCCTTGAGCAGCCTCATGCTCTTCCATCGCCTTTCTCCGTTCTTCCTCTATTCTCGAAGTCTGAGCAAGCACATCCGGCTTCATCGAAGGGTCCCCCGGAGCGTACCCCTTGAGTGTCTCGTCGATCTCCTCCAAGAAAAAGCGCTCGAGGTCCCTTTCCTTCACGAAGTCACGTACTTTGAAACGTGAATCCCGCACAAACTTCGGGTTTGGCTTATGGAGGAGCTTACGTTTATCGAACGTATTGTGCTCGTGCGAAAACACCAAAATAGTCTTCCTCGTATCGAGCTGCACAAACGGCACTGTGTAGTCCTTCAGGAAGGCCCTTTCCTCAGCGAGGCACGCATCTTCGTCATAACTATGGTTCTCGAGCAGCTTGCGCTTAAAGGCGAACGTTCCCGCGGTAGCGTGCTTTGGACCATAAGGACCAAACTGAATGATGTGCCCAAGATGCTTGAAATACACGTGCAGTTCGCTGCTGCCAGCACACAGCCACTGCTGGTTGGACTGGAGCCGCATCACGGCGTGTGACACACGCTCCGGCGGATAATAATCGTCGTCGTCCATATACACCAAAATCTCTCCACAGCTCTTTTCGTGCATCAAGTTTCGCTTCTTGCCCAACGTCATTTTCTCGTCGTAAGCGTAGTATTTAACCTGAGGGATACCCTCGACCAGATCACCGATCTTGTCCGTGCCGTCGTCGATGATGATCCACTCCATACGATCCCTGGGGTAGGTCTGATGGGCAAAGCATGCTATCATAGTCTTGATGAACGGTCGCCGGTTGAAGGTGGGTGTGCAGACACTCACGAAAGGGCGTTCCTGCTTCTTAGCCGCCGCCGCTGCTTGCTTGCCCCTGTTTTTCTTCCCCATATCTGGTACAGTGTCGAGTTCACCTAAGTGGTTTTCCCTCTATACCCTACTCCAACGCCTTGCTCGTAGCTAACATGCCCACAGTCACTCCCGCGGCAGTTATGCCAGCCCACGGATTTAGCTTAACGCCGGCACCAACTGAGAGCAGAAAGCCGAATATTCCCGTGAACAATCTCCTATGCCGACTTGCTATCCTCATGAACTGGTCCGAGTTCTTGTACGCTCCATAGCCCATGAATGTTACGAAAGTCTGCATGGATTGCAGAGAACCTATCGCACTGGCTAGCATGAACCCGACTCCGGTAAATAATAGAACCAGCGCCCATATCCAATGTCCGCTCGCGAACTGTCCTATCATATTACTAAGGAGACCCCATACCTGTGCTCCTCCTATGATAAGTGGGATGAGGAGTGGTGCAATGAGTATGGAGATGATCGATGAAGGTGCGCGCGTGTCTATGCTTCCCGTCGCCCGACTGGCTGTACCGTCTAGGCGTTCGAGTACATTCAGTATCCCTTGGATGGCGGCGCGCCCGTGTAGATACGAGAACTTCGTTGACCCCACGAACCATCCCTTAAGACCGCCCCAAACGCCCTCACAGGCTTCAGGCTTTGGACATAACGTATATGGCGCGCTGTACCTATTCGCGATAAACAAGTCGAGTGGGTCTGGCCGTGGAGGGTCAGAGCCAGCAACGTAAGGAGGGAAGTCCTTTTCCGCGGGAAATAGGACCTCTAGCGATCCGCCCGACCCGGGTTTTGAGTGTGCCATTGCTGCTAGGTTACAACCGAGAAAGATCCATACAAACGTCACCAATAGAGACCAAACCGCCCATATCCCAAAAGCAACCCACCCTTTGTTTTTTTTATCGTCCGTCTCTGTAGTTCTTGAAGGTCGAGCCATTTACGATTATATTATCCGCAGATAATATAATCATGGGTCGTAAGAGACTGGCCATGTTCGGAGGGGCACTACTCATAGTTCTACTGGCGGTTTACCTCGCGAGAGAGCCTTCAAGAGAGGGTCTGGAGGAAAAAGACACCTATCGCGTCAACATGATTGCCCCTAACACCGCACAGTACGGGAAGAAAGACATGGTGTATCATCCATCCAACATCACACCCGATGTAGCATTCCCGAGTGACTGGACTGGCCGCATGGCGCGGGCTCCCATCAGGGCGCTACCCAATGCCGACGAGTTCTCGGAGAGGGACCCGGCCGACTCGAAAGATATGGGCTGGATCGCCGACCCCGGCAAGTTCGTCGTCAAATACGATTGTCGCCCTTCACTAACCGGTGTGTACGAGGACTGCGGACCTTATTCTTGGAACATAGGTGACTATGGCAACAAGCTCACGGGATGCGAGTGCCCCCTCATGAACGAGCATACATAAGTCCCGCGTTACCCGAAGTAAAGATCACAGTGTTGTATCGCTCCTCGAGCACGATTAAATCGTAGTTATAGTCGTATATCCGCCACGTCGGCTTATTAATACCCAATATCTCGTTTGACGATGGATCACAAATAACGAAGGTCTGAGCGGACGGGTCCAGCGGCGGTGTAAAGGTAGTGAACTCGAACTCCACGCGCTGGAACTTCGACATGTTCAGCGCCCCGCTTGGCTGATGGCTGAAAAGATCGGTATTTAGTCCGAAGTTGTAACAATACAGACCGTCCGGTCCGTCGCCTTTCGAGGCCGTGTACTTTTCCACATAGGACCAAACACCCCATTCCATCGGGTTCTCCCTGTACTTGCCGTCTAGCAACATGCACCAGTTTAACATCACCGACTTATGGTTGTTTATGTTGAACACACCGGATGTGTATAGGCCTGTATCAACTCCACCGGGGTTCAGACCCGGCCCTAGTGTTGCATTGGAAGGGTCGGTAGGCTCGCAATAGGACAAGTCGATCGTTCCGGACACGTCAGCAAGGACTATTTGGCTCGGTGGCAGCCCATACTCCCAGTTACTGTAATTGCTCCACTGGTTTCTCAAGTTTATGTCACTCCTCCGGAAAAACCACATATAACTCGAAACCATTCCCAGACTGTTCAAAAGCACCCGGTGCGACCCAGTGACATTGGGAAAAGTGTACTCGTGGACCTCCTTGATTAAATACTTCTGTTCGTCCGCGGCGAACACCCTGACCTCCTCCTCCGCCAAGAAACAGAATGTACTCAGAAGATGGATGTCGGCGTTCCAGTTGGTTCGCAAATCTCCGTAGGGCGTCAGTGCATCGTTCGGCGGGGGCTGAAGAAAACGGTAAAATCCCTGCAAGGGATCGTTGAAGTTGGGCTGGATGTCGCGTCTATCGGCATCGTCTGGGGCCACAATCGTGCACATCTCGCGCACGGGGCGGAATGTGACATCAATATGCAACTCGTTATATTGCAGACTTACCAACGGGAAGGCCATCTGGCTTGTTAGCGTAAACCATGCATTGAGAGGGATATAAAGTTTCCTACCACGGATGGACGGCTCAGGCCCAGTGGGTGGAGGGACGTAAGCCGCGTTGGGATAGTTGCCATTCCTCCCAAGTGCATTAGCAGGGTCATTGAGCTCGGCCACATTTCCCGTCATTTGGTTATACATACTCTGCTGCGTGTCCTCAAAATCTCGCTGCACCTGTGCCAGTAAGTAGTTCCCGCTCACCCTTTGCAGCGTTTGACCACCCACACTCACCACGACCTCCTTTATCATCTGCGCACCCAAGTTCTCAATCCACTTGAAGTTATATGGCGCCCACTCTCCGGAGCAGTCCTGTGGCGGGTAGATCGGACTCCATATCGTAGGAAGTGTCACCACGACATACGTACCCATGAGAAGATCTGCGTATCTGGGCACCTTAAAACTAAACTTCGACTCCTCATTTAGTCTCAAGATCCTCTGACCCGTAAAGTCAATCCTGAACTTCTGCAGGCCAAAGTTAGTGTACTTAGCATACGTTGTCTTGAAGAAGGTTTTAGACGGTGTACCATTGAGTATAACATTCTGATTGCCATACGCAACAAGGTTCAGAAGCCCACCCGGCATGACTTGATATATATAAGTGTTCTAATTTATTTTGCTGCCGTAATATAAGCATGGATCGGTTACGTAACCTCAACATCGTTTCCAAACTAAAAAACCTACATATCCTCCAGAGCAAAGCTTTTATGGTCAGGATTATCATCTACGCGATCCTTGCCATCGTGGTGTTTGGTACGGCCCTGTACATATACAACAAGTCGACACTGCGGTCAAAGGACTGCGACCGGCTCGAGCACGAGTATCCCGACGCCCCACCACTGGCGCCCGTCCCTCAAACGGGCGACACGTACGGACACGCCCTTCGGGACTACTACATTAAGAGCTCGTACAACAGTTGCAACCCGGGAGATGTGAAAGCCTCATTCGTGGACGTGTGCTCGCTGAAAACCGCCATACGCCAAGGATATCGTTTCCTCGACTTCGCCATATACTCCGTCGGCGACCGCGCTGCCATAGCATCTTCGACCAGTGACAGTTACGATGTAAAGGACACGTATAACAGTGTTCTTTTTGCGGACGCCATGACTACCGTAAGAGACTATGCGTTCTCTGCCGCCGCATGTCCGAACTCATCTGACCCTGTGGTACTCCATTTCAGAGTGATGACCGCGCACCAGCCAATCGTCGCTGACATGGCGAAAACGATCGCGTCCGTGCTTGGTGGCAGGACGCTTGGAAAGCGTTACAGTTACGAGAACGATGGGAAAAATCTGGGGGCTATGCCTTTAAGGGACTTCCTCGGCAAAGTGATCATATGTGTTGACCGGTCCAACCAGTCCTTCATGGGGTCCCCCTTAGAAGAGTATGTCAACATGTGTAGCAACTCTGTGTTTATGCGCGCGCTCCCGTTTAGCGCGGTCAAGTTCTCGCATGACACGCAAGAGCTAACTAACTTCAATAAGAAGAACATGACGATCGTCATGCCAGACAAGAAGGCACCCATCGTTAACCCGTCAGCCGCGCTGTGCGGGCAATACGGGTGCCAGATGGTAGCGATGGCCGTGCAGAAGACCGGCCCGAACTTGACGCAGTATAACTCCCAGTTCGCGAATGCCGGCCATGCGTTTGCACTCAAGCCAGCGCATCTGAGATATACGCCTGTCACGATCCCTGTTCCGCCGCCGCCGCCTGCCTCTCATTCGTACGCACCGAGGGTAAGCAGCACGGACTACTACAACTTCAGAATATAATCCGGGGGGGGAGAGGAGGAGGTTTTTCTCTACCATATGTATACGATCATATGGTAAAGGGCGATGGTTTGACAAAAGAGGAGTTTCGCGAGAAGGAGCTAGCAATCCTGCGTGACGCGGTTAATATGGTGGAGGAAGGGCAAGCACGGGAGGCGGCCGGCGCGCCCGCCGTGAAGAAAATCATCGCCATAGTCGAGGAGTTCCTGAGGAAGAAAAAGCTGATATGCTATGGCGGGGCCGCGATCAACAACATACTTCCCAAGGAAGACCAGTTCTATGATAAGGAGCTAGAGATACCAGACTACGACTTCTTCTCCCCCGATGCTCTAACAGACGCCAAGCAATTGGCCGACATATATGCCAAGAAGGGCTACGAGGAGGTCGAAGCGAAAGCCGGCCAGCATTTCGGCACGTTCAAAGTCTTCGTCGACCACATACCTGTCGCTGACATTACTCAAATCGATCCCGAACTATTCAAGAGACTAAAGAAGGACGCGATGATAGTTTCGGGTATCTACTACTCGCCCGTCGACCTATTGCGAATGAACATGTACCTAGAGCTCTCGCGCCCCGCCGGAATGGTCGGTAGATGGGAAAAAGTGCTCAAGCGACTTATCCTTTTAAACAAACACTATCCACTTCGAGGTGCGAAATGCGATCCCGACACATTCCAACGCTCGTTCGAGAGCGGGGCGGCGCAGGACGAAAAGGACATCTACTCCATAACACGCTCTACGTTCGCTAAAGAAGGGCTCGTGTTCTTCGGTGGGTACGCCAACAGCCTGTACATGAAATACATGCCACACCAGGCCAGAGAGGCCCATGCTATGCTGCCCGACTTCGACGTACTATCGACCGACCCGGAAAAGTCCGCCAAGTCGGTCGTGTCTGCGCTTGAGAAGAAAGGAGTAAAGGGTGCTAAGGCGATTTCACGCGAGGGTCTTGGCGAGCTGCTAGCCGAGCATTTTGAGATACGTGTTGGCCACGACACGATCGCGTTCATTTACAAGCCACTTGCCTGCCATAGCTACAACACTGTAGACGTACGCGGCACTAAGCTGAAAATCGCCACCATCGATACCATGCTCAATCTCTATTTATCGTTCCTGTTTGCCGATCGCGATTACTATGACTCCGAACGCATAATGTGCATGGCCGAATACCTTTTCAAGGTGCAGGCAACTAACCGATTGGCACAGAAAGGCGTACTAAGACGCTTCAGTACCGAGTGCTATGGAGACCAGGAGACACTAGCCGACATGCGCAAAGAAAAAGCAAAGGCATTCAAGAAGTTTGGCACGGCCAGAGGCACGAAAGAATACGAAGAACACTTCCTCCGATACGTGCCGGGCGAGGAGAAGAAGAAGTCGAGTGCCAAAACACGCAAGCATTCTTCCCCCAGAAAGAGCAGCAGCAGCAGCAAGACAAAGTCCGCCAGGAAGCGTTAGCACTACCAGGAAGCGTTAGCACTACCAGGAAGCGTTAGCACTACCAGGAAGCGTTAGTACATCCAGATAAATATGAAGTCCCGAAACAGCCTCCCGATCATCTCACCACCTCTGTTCACAATCACGTTATCTTTCACACCGTCGGGAAGATTGCGTTTTAGCCAGTCTCTTGCCATCACCATAATATACACGATGAGGGCAAGCACGTCGCGCCCCCGGAAGACCACCATGTCCACCGCACTCCAGTCTCCGACATAGCTGCATATGTCGCTTCTCTTCCCACGCGCCTTAGAAAAGAAACTGTGGGTATCTTCCACACCATGAAGCAGTCGGTGCCAGAGGTTCTTCTCGTTGGCTATGGACAGCGTGCTGGCGAAAAGCGTTTTCGTGTTCGCCGACACAAACAATGAAGGCCTTTCCTTGTCCCTGAAGAGATGTGGTGTCAAACCGTCGAAATAACCACCGGGGTGCGTCATATCGTCGCCTGTCAGCCACGGCACGAAACATGAGCGTGTGATTGTCTCCAGCATGTCCTCATAGTCGTCGAACCCTTGCTTAACAACCAGTTTGCACTCTTTACCGTCGCGATACGAAACATACAAATCGCGATATACGTTTTGACTTATATCTACGTTCGTCACACCTCTGAGCAGTTCCTTGAAGGTATTCACACTCTGACACTTCCGCAACTCGGGAATGATCTCTTTGTGCGTCACGTCCATCACGCGTTCAAGTTCATCGGTCAGATATAACATCCCCAGAACGGACCCGATGCTAGCACCAGAGATACGCCGCACCTTCAGTACCTTAGCGCGTTCCAGCGCTCTGACGTACATGAGCGCACCTAAAGTGTAAACTCCGCCAAACATTCCAACATCGAGCACAAGATCGATCTCGTCCGGAACATTGCGCTTATCAACATTCTCTACAAGTGAATCTACAAAGGTGTCGACCGAACCAAACATTACTATGAGTGCATAGTAATGTTACGTCTACGCTCCGCATGCGCGGTCCTACGTTCGAGAAACGACCGTAGTGAACTTAGTGAGGCTATAGAACGTACCCGCAAAAAGGAGGCTTGTTAGAACATAGCCATACAGGTTATAGTTACCATCTGCACTGAACACCATAGGCACTATTTTCATCATGAAGGATCGCACGAAAGGCAGCTGAAACATGAAGAATAGCGCCGCGAGCAGGATGGGCGTGTGAAGCTCATCGTAAACAACCTCCTTCGTGTCTTCTCTGTTCTTCTGTTGCTTGATCATGACTGCCGCTCTTTCTTGCTGGACATTGTGGGCTGATATGTAGTCCGGATGTGTCGGCACGTAATTCGGCTTCACTTGCTCGTCCACGACCACCGGCTGCGTTGCTCGAGGTACGTCCCGTGCGGGAAGTTGGGTCATCCCTGACGCGGCCGCACTCTGCAACCCTGTCACCAGCTCGTTGACCGCTCCGGGGGACGGTCTTATTTCCACTCGCGGGGGACCGCCTGCCATCCGCGCAATGTCCTCGTCACGTTGCTGCTGCAGGTCCGCGGCGCCATTCGGTATCTTCGTGTTCACTGTCTGTAGCGGCGGACCGCCACCTCCACCCATCGGCAGGTCGTCTAACGATGTCGTGGACAACGCCATAATATGTTCTATACACAGCATATCCTTTCAGACGTTACGCACTAATCATAGTTCACCTGAACCATCGCTTCGCTGCATGGCACCGCGCGGCGAGCGTACTTCACACACCCATCCCCATACCGGTACACATGCTTCTCAATCTCTTCGCTATCGGGCGCCCTAAAGCTCAGACAATTCAGTGTGTCGCACCCCTTTCTAAACAGGCTTGCCATGCCCAGTCCTAGCAAGAGCGACACTACGACCCGCCCCGCCTCGCTCTGAAGAATGCGCGTTACGTGCATCTAGTGTTATATGGTGAGACTAATTATCCTTCGCCCCTCCTGCCGACTGGACCGGAATGTCGACCGGTTTGTCCCCGCACTCGCTCGCCCGCATCCCATACGTGAAACAGTTCCCCACATTGTCTTTGTACTGATAGCGCCGCAGGCTATCTGGCGTAGGGAACACCTTCACCGTCTTCTTGCCCAGTGTTCCGAAGTGGACGAGAAGCAACCCGACAAGGAAACTTGCCACGAACACGGGGACGGATATGTAGTCAAATAGGGTCATGTGTGTATAATGGCCCTATTATATACTCTCACTTGCGACAGTGCCGGTAGTTCTAATGCTTCCCGCGCTTCTGCTTGTTCGAAAGAACCTTTCCCGCGCCCGCATTTAGGGGGTACTCGACCGACGCCGGAGTGTACACCTCTTCCCTTAAATGATACACGTCTTCGTCGTCCCTCTCCACACTGACCGAACGGTATTTCGATGATCTTAGTGAACTGCACACCGGCAACAAACGCTCCGTGTACAAGTTCGTGACAGCCGTCATCTTGCCGCTGTCGCCGTCTTCCTCATACTCGCGCACAAGGTCGCGCAGCTCCTTGATGAGCAGGTATCGCTCGAGGCTTTTAGACTTCACTTCGCGCGCACGTACCGGGTCGGCAACCACGTCATAGAAAGCGTCGGTGGACCTCACTAGCGTCTTGGAATCACTCTCTAACTGGGTTTTGAGCTCCCCGAAAGCGGCAATGGCGCTCGGCTCGTCAATGTACTGAAACAATAGATCCAACTTCGCCGCAATCACCTTACTGCGAAGCTGATCCACGCTCGCCTGGAACAAATCAGAAACCTCGTTGCTCGGCATGGACTGCTTGCGGACTATCCTTATGTCGAGAGTGCAAGGCGTGGTCGTGTTCCCACAAACAGCTGTCAGCGTTCCGTCCACGTTGGAAAAAGCCGTACCTCCTGACTTACCACAATGTATGCACTTCGCGCGCAACCGCGCCAACTTCTGCTGCTTCGCATCCACACTCAGCGACGGATTACGCATGATCCTGTTCTTTTGCGCTGCAAGCTTACCGTCGTAGTCTCGCTTTAGTGTATAGTATTCCTCCAGTACCCTGTCGTAGTTATCCGAGCTCATATTATATAAGGCCACTAAAACTTTCCGCCATCCTAAACACCCGCATCTAGTGGGCCGCCCCACGTGGGTAGGCCGGTGATAGCCGCCCCAGTTTCCCGCCTCTTGATGGCCGCAAGCCGTTGTAGTTTAGACAGAACGTAATGTCGCGTCTCATTCATCTTCTCTTGTCTCTCGTACGGTGTCTGTTTCCCACGGTACTTGTATGCCAAAAAACCCCCTACAACTACCAGCAGCACAATTACAAACCCCACGTTGTACATCCATATCGAATCCTTCTGTTTCACGGCCCTAGCGATTTTAAGCGACCGATCCAAGTATGTTCTCACTCCCGGCTCCACGAGTGCTGGCGTGTCCATATCTCCCCAAAAGAAAAAAGGATACTATTATATACATGCCCGTCACGCCACCCACTGAAAATGCCAATAGCCCACCGCCGTCCGCCACGCAACCGGCACCGCCCGCAGCACCAGCACCGGCACCGGCACCGGCGCAGGAAAACGCCTCCCCTAGTAGCCCATCCATGCTGTTCTTCGTCATTCTAACGACACTGTACTCCGCCCTAACCTACTTCTCCAAGACCCAGACAATCCGGATGATGTGGACGGCGATATACTTTCTTTTACTCATCTCGATACAGTTCTACCTTAATCTCGGCGTCACTGCGGGCATATGTGGCTCACCGCAGTACGGCACGGCAGCCATGGTGACCTTTATTCCGTGGACGCTTATCTTCGGGGGCTTGAAAGCACTTCTCACCATTTTTCCAGGGTGGTTGTCTCCATTTGCCAACACCATCGGCTATCTTATAACTCGTCTCGCCGGCCTGCACGGCACGCTAGGCAACGTGCTCGCGTCATCCGGCGGAAAACCATCCACTTCAGGTACACTGCAGGACATATACGATGACCCGTCTCTGCTTATCAATGAGGTGACACCCCAGAACTTCGACTCGTGGTGGAGCTCTATGAAGACCGGGGGGCTCCTAAAGGCCGGCGCGTCCGGGTATCAGGATCGCATGAAACAGCTAGTGCGACTGAAGGAAGTGATTGCCGAGTACGTGTGGTTCCTCCTCACTGGTGCTCTTGTCACGTCGATCAGCTTCAACTACACCGTCAACACAAGCTGCAACCTGTCAGCCGACGTCATTCAGCAGAGATCAGCAGAACTCACTGCCCAATCCGCGCGGACGGCACAAGCAGCCAGCTCAGAGCAACGCCGTGTCTACTCCACCACCGAGTAAGAGCACTTTTTCCATAACGTGTCTACGATACACACACGGTATGGAACAACTAAAAACGTGGAGCGTTCACGTAGTACATCACCGCCACGTAAGACAGTATCGCCATCAACAGACTAGCAAACCACGCCGGCACGGCCGTACGACGACTAAAGCCCAACCCAATCGGACGCAAGCTCCCATCGTCATTGTACATAAAGCTCGGTTTGACAGCATGTAAGAGAACGAATGACGCCAAGAACACCACTATCGCGACAAGACTCATATGTCTGGCTATGTAACCACGACTAAGCATAACTATACATAATACGAGATTTTTTCAACCCAGTCCAATCGGTATGTAAGGAATAGGACCTGCGCGGATTGCACTACGTGTATGTAAGCACGATAGGCCCGGGCAGTGCCCCCTACATAATCAGAAAAGTGTAAAAATATCACTTTTCAAAGGGTGATAAAAATAATAAAGTTGGACATGAAAAAGTATGTCCAACTTTTGTTTGGCCGACCACTTATAGATTCGCAGCTTTTTTCAAAAATGACTTTAGAGCATAATGGTCTCATTTCCACTTTTTCGGCTAGAATGTTGTTACCATAGTAAAAATACGACCGTTCGGCAGATAAAATGTTGTTCTATTATACATGGAGCATTTAGGAGCAGTCGAACTCCCCAGAAATCCCAGTCAAAAATACGTGTGTTATGTATGTGACTATTATACGTCTCATTTGGGCGATTGGAACAAACATATCGCCACAGGTAAACACAAAAAGCGGGTAATTGTGGAGAGAAGTCCACACGAATGCGCATGTGGCAAGGTTTTCACTAGGAGCGATAGCTTATATCGTCACAGAAAAGTATGTTTCGGTGCGAATAATTGTGATGAGGAAATCCCAAAAATCCCCGAATTGCTCCCAATTGCTCCCAAGCTCCACCGGTGTGACTGTGGCGCTACCTTCACGCGCAACAGTAACCTGAAGAGGCACAACAAACTCTGCCTACATGGCGGAGGGGAGGCAGAGAACGTGGTGCTGCCGACAGTAAACAACACCGAGGTGCTGCAGGTGTTAGGTTTGTTGCAGGCGAAGATGGACAACGACAATGCATTGCTAAAGGGGAAGCTAGACAGGGCTGAAGAGAGCAACGAGTTGTTGAAGGAGGAGATGAAGAGTATCAAGTCCGGCGTGCTTACTGCGGTGGCAGAGCCGAAAATAGTGAATAATATCAACTTCTTCTTGAATGAAAGGTGCGGCAATGCGATACCTATACAGGACTTCGTAAGGGGTTTGGTAATCGACACGGATGATGTGGACTACGCACTTGTGAATGGGAAAGCGAGCGGCATCGCCAACATTATCGAGAAGCAGATAAACGAGCTGGGTGTGTATAAGCGACCGCTTCACTGTACTGATGTCAAACGAGGAACAATGTATGTGAAGGGTGCAGAAGGATGGGGTAAGGAAAGCGGCGAGGTGACTAAGCTGATACAAGATGTGAACCATGCGCAGGTGAAGGGGATAAAGATATGGGAGGCCGCGCATCCGCGGTGCTTCGATACCGGGCACGATAGTGAGAAAGACAAGTGGTTTAAGGTAGTGAAATGCTTAACGAACGATATCGCAGGGGTAGGAACGCGTAAGATATCGAAGAGATGCTACGAGGCAAGTAAGATAAACCAGGAGGAGATGATTTGAAAAAGCCCTAAGTAGTAGTAGAAGTAGTAGTAGAAGTAGTGGTAGAAGAAGTTGTTTTTTGCTTGATGATGTAAGCGAAGTTGCGCCGTGCGCATGACTGCAACATCGATAATACCCTTCATTGTGTAGGGTAATCAGAAAAATGCAAAAATATCACTTTTTAAAGGGTGGTGAGAATAACAAAACTAGACATAGAAAAAGCATGTCTAGTTTTTGTTTGACCGATCACTTATAGAATCGCGTTTTTTTCCAAAAATGACTTTAGAGCATAATGGTCTCATTTTCGGATTTTGCGCGAACGGGTTGTGACCAACACTGAAAAAACGGCACCGAAAAAAGGGCACCCCCCCATGATAAAATGTCTCAATATGTTAGGTGACGCATGGAAACTTTAGGAAACATCGAGGTAACGAAAAGTAAGAGCAAAAAATATTCGTGCGAAGCGTGTGACTATAGTACGTCACAAAAGGCAAACTATACAAAACACTTGTCGACAGGCAAACACAATAAGCGGGCAATTGTGGAGAGAAGTCCACACAAATGCACATGTGGCAAGGTTTTCTCTCGGAGCGACAGCTTATATCGTCACAAACGGTCGTGTGATGCAGTAAATAAACCCACTGCAAAAGTAACCGAAGTAACGAATTGTTTCCAAATGTTTCCTGAAGATCACAACAGACATGAATGCGCTTGTGGATCCACCTACAGAACGCGCAGTGGGCTCTGGAAGCACAAGAAAGCCTGCCTACATAGTGGGGGGGAGGGCGCGGAGAACGTTGTGATTGCGCCTACTGTCAACAACACAGAGGTGTTGGAGGTGCTAGGTTTGTTGCAAGCGAAGATGGACAGTGCGGAGGATGAGAGGAGGAGGGCGGAGGAGAAGTTGGATCGTGCGCAAGTGTCAAACGAGCTATTGAAGGAGGAGATGAAGCAGATCAAGTCCGGGGTGCTTACTGCTGTTGCGGAGCCCAAGGTGGTGAACAACTACAACAATATCAACTTGTTTCTGAACGAGAGGTGCGGGAACGCGATACCTATACAGGACTTTGTAAAGGACTTGGTGATTGGTGTGGAAGATGTAGATTATGCCCTCCAGAATGGGAAAGCGAGCGGCATTGCAAACATCATAGAGAGACGCGTCG